TTAATTCTACCAAGAGAAGGTCTTCCTTTTTACATGGAAATTTTCATTTACACAAAATATTTTATACTCTCGATTGGTTTCCAAACTCCTACTTTTATATTTAATAACCCCTATACTCAACATACTTCATTATTATTTTCTTCTATTTCCGTTATGATAGTTATCCTTTTCACTATGTTTGAATCATTCGTACAAATGTTTAGTAAAGTTTCTAAAAAGAAATATACGAATTTCTACACTATTATGAAACGATTTCCTATAGCAATAGGGGCATCCTTATCCCTACCTTACATCTTTGAAAAAGGCTTTAAACTTCTCAACCGAATCACAAGGGGGATAGCAAGTTTAGGAGGAGACTTATTCAAAGGTGACAACTTTTCTAATCTACTTACTTTAAGTGGGATAGACATTATTGGAATGATTGTATTTGATGTAGTATGTATAGGTTTGATTATCCCTGTATTAGTTAATCAGGGTAGACGGTTGTGGAGAATTTTTCTTCACACTTCAATTGCTCCAATCGCACTATCTTGCTTTGTGTTCGATAGACACAGGCATCATTTTGACACTTGGTTAGAAAATGTAAAAGATTTAGCGTTCGTTCAAATTGTGTTTGCAACATTCATCTTATTGATGGGATTCCTTTTGTATACTGTGCGTTTTCTTTCTGCTGACATGTGGATATTTAAAATATTAATCATAATTGGAGCTTTGCATCATTTAGCAAATCCTCCATCTTTTGTAACTAGATTTGATCGAACAGATAGGAAATCAGAAGTTGGTTTATTTGATTCCTATAAAAATTTATATAGTAACGTTAGAAGAGTAACAAATTTGAGAAATGTAAAAGGTTTAAAATACTACAATGCACAAAAACAACTAAGAGCAGATAAACTTGCTTTAAGAACAAAGCATGGTAGAAGATTTGTGGATGATTTAATTAAAAAGTAGGTGAATATATGTCATTATCTCGGTATATTTTTAAATCCCCTATAGCTAATGAATCAAATACAGTATATTTATTAGATGAAATAAATGATAATGCGATTCAAAATATATTAAATTCACGTTTTATTTCTGATAGCATTTACGCACTAGAGCAATATTCAGATGGGGAGTATACGGAGAATTTTTTCATATCCCCCGTCCATGATAAACATAATCATGAGAAATCATCTATTAGTTGGGAATTTGACAACAAAAATGTATTTTATGAATTAAAGATGGGAAAACATAGCTTTCTACCATTGGATACGAATAAATTCATCAATATATTAGGAGAAGTAGCTAGTTTTAACTTTCCTGTATTCACTCAGTTACTTATATGTAAACGAACTGATTCATGGAGAGAGCTATTGATTAATCAATATGAGGATTATCTAAATGGAAATGATGAGCCTATGGACAATAAAGTATTACGTACTATGCAAAATCAAATGTTAAAGGTGTTCAGTAAAATTACTAATTATCAAATTAAACGAGATCCAATTCAAGAAATAGATAATAAGATTCTTCAAGACGGGTATCGAATGGAATTGAGATTTGTACTATATAATCCCAACCAAGCTAAAAAGTTTGAACAAAAGATGGGGAATATATTGAGTCGGTTGAATTTATTTAACCAACTATGCGTTGAAGAAATATCTAAGAGTGAGATTGTTGATTATATGACTAAGAGAAGTATGAAAGAAGAAGTTAACAATGTCGTATTTTCAAAATCGGAAATCGTAAGTCTATTTTGTAATCAACCAATCGACGAAGATAATACTTCATCCACTAAAACAAGACCTACCACAAATATAATACGACATATCACTAACAATTATTTTTCGGAAGGTGTAAAATTACTCCCCTATGAAGAGAAAGTGGATACTGAAGTAGATAAAGAACTAGAGAAACAGATAATTGGAGCATTTAAGCGTGTAAATATTTCAAAAGAACCTTTAAAAGTTACAAGTATCACTAGAGGAGCGAGGATTCAGTGTATTGAATGTAAAATACCAAAGGATAAGAATTATGACAGCATAAAGAAGAACCTAACTAATATTCAAGCTGCTTTGGGTAATCAAAATGTCAGTTTAGAAATAGGAAATAAACCTGAGACGGTTAACTTTTATTTACCATGTACCGACGTAGAATTAATATATCTAAAATCTATTCTCGAAAGTGAAGAATTCAACGAATACGCATCAAACAAAACATTACCGTTTATTCTCGGAGAAGATGAAATAGGTAATAAAATATTTTCTAGTTTATCTGATATTAGACACTTGCTTATAGCTGGTACAAGTGGAAGTGGGAAAAGTGTATTTATAAATTGTATATTAATTACGTTTTTACTTCATATGAACCCTAACGAATTGTCTCTGTACCTTATTGATCCAAAAATGGTAGAGTTAAGCCCATATCAGGGTTTCCCACAAGTAAAAGAAGTGATAACCGATATGAGAAAAGCAAGTCAACTATTGGAAAACTTAACAGTTGAAATGGATAACCGATACGAAATATTAAACAAAGAAGGATACAGGGACATCAAGGGATTGAACAATAGCGGGAAAATGAAACTGCCTTATATTGTTTGTATTATTGATGAATATGCTGATTTAGTTGGTACAAATCCAGAAGTAGAGAAGTCAATTCAACGATTAGGACAGAAAGCAAGAGCAGCAGGAATACATTTAATTGTAGCTACACAGCGTCCTTCTAGCGATGTTTTAGATGGTTCGATAAAGGTAAACCTATCTGCAAGAATTGGCTTTAAAATGGAGACTTCTAGTGATTACAAGACGGTATTCGGAACTAGTATTCCATTTAAGCCTTTAGGTCAAGGGGATGGTTGTGCAGTTATAGAAGGATTACCTAAACAGTATCAAAGGTTTCAATCACCAGTGATTACATTGGATGATGAAGAGTGGAAAGAATTGATTTCCAAACTGAAGGATATGTTTAAAAATGCTGAATATAATGATGTAAATTTAGCAGAAGTGGAGGTCGAAGAACCGATTGATAAATTAAAACGGTTAATTATAGAAAATAACGAAACGAGAGTAGGACAATTAAGAGAAATGATCGGGGTTAGAATGAATGAGGTATCCGATATGATGAAACAATTACTTGATGAAGGATTTTTAGTGAAGAATGGTAGAAGTTATGAGATAGCTAATGTTGAAGAGTGATAGTTTATTACTGTCACTCTATTTTCTTTGTCTATATGACCAATTCTAAGGTGTTCAGGAGGCTTACTATGAGGATTTAATATGAAAATGCTTGTCATTTTGTTAGGGGAAAGTGTTGGAATGTCTAAAAAGCGGAAATGATTTTTTAAATACTTTTGTAATTTATTTATATTTAAGTTGACATTCAAATATAAATAAATTAACATTAACTCATAAAGCTTTATCAGAGATAAGGAGGATAAAGAAAAAAACACTTAGTAGTAATTAAATATAAATAAATTACAAAAGGAGAGTAATTAATGAAATTCAATGAACAACAATTAAAAGTCATTAACTTCCATAAAGGAGCATGTGCTGTTATATCCGCAGCAGGAAGTGGAAAGAGTAGTTCATTACTACATAGGATCAAAACATTAGTGGAAATTCACAACGAAAAGGAAAGTGACATTTTAGCTATTAGTTTTACAAGAAAAACAGCAGATGAATTAAAAAACAAACTTTTTAAAATGGGAATGTATGACGTTAATGTAGGAACATTTCATTCTATATGTGGAAAGATACTTGCAGAGGAAGGAAGTAAAATCAATAGCCAAAATTTAATTAAAGAATGGCAAGTTGAATCATGTTTGAAGAAGATTGATAATAAAGTAGATACAAAGGATGTTATGGGTTTCATAGGATATCAGAAGAATTATCTTAAGTCATTTAACGATAATTTCGTCCCAAAACAAAGTAACTACAGTGAAGAAGAATTGAGGATATTCTTCAAAGCTTATGAAATGTTTAAAAAACAACAAGGTCTGTGTGATTTCGACGACTATTTAGTAGAATGTTATAAACTATTAAAATCTAACCCTGGTAAATACACGTTCGAGTTCATTCTTGTAGACGAACATCAAGATTCTAACTTAGTGCAGAATATGATTTTAAAGGAATGGTGTAAATCTGGAAACATATGTGCATTTATGGATGTTAGACAGTCAATCTATTCATTCAGAGCTGGGAATATTGAATATGCAATGAATTTTGAAAAAGACTGGAAGAATGCAAAGACTATACACATGGAAACAAATTATAGGTCTACTAAAAACATAGTTGAATATGCTAATAGATTTATAAAACCATATTTCTCTACATACTCTCATTATTCTGATGCAATCCCATCTAATCAAGATGAAGGTAGCATCCAATTGAGAAAATATGATGGTAGAGAAGAAGAAGCTATTGATATAGTAGATGAGATAGAACAATTGATTTGTGATGGAGAGAAACTAAGTGAAATAGCAGTGTTATATAGACTAAATTCACATTCCATTTACATAGAAAACGAATTAAGAAAACGAAATATACCATATGACATCACGACAGAGGGAAGTTTCTTTAAGAGAAATGAAATAATGGGAATAATATCATTCCTAAGACTTCTACAAAACCCACATGAAGACATTGCATTTGAAAATATACTTAAATTGAGATGTAATCCATTAACGTTCTTTAGTAATAAGGATTTCGATGAAGTGAGAGTTAGTTCTGGAGCAAATAATCGGTCTCTATATGAATCATTTATTAGCTACAAATTTGATAAGCCTTGGAAAAATAAGAATGCTGATATATTTGAGAAAAACTTCAACAGACTAAGAATACAGAATGATAAAGGTATAAGTATTAGAGAATTAATTGATAACATAATCAAGACTTTTAAATTACAAGACTACATAAATGATAAATATAATAGTGATGAGGAAAGAGAAGATAGAATTAAAGGCATGTACGCTTTAAAGAAATTCGTTAAAGGTGACGATCTAGATAAATTTATTTCCTACCTAGATTCAAATGCTAGTATGAAAAGGAAAGCAGTCAAGAACAGTGTAAAATTAATGAGCGCTCATTCGTCAAAAGGTTTAGAATGGGACAATGTGTTTCTTGTTGGTGTAGAAAATGAGAAATTCCCTCATGTAAAAAGTAAGGAAAGTGAAGAAGCTAGACTCTGGTACGTGGCTGTCACAAGAGCAAGAAAAAATATGTTGATTAGTCAAATAGGGGAAGATAATAAGTTTATTTGTACATATTTTGATTTACCTTTTGATGAGGAAGACACGTATAAAGATTTAGTTATTTAAATATAAATAAATTTACAAAAGGAGGATAATGATGAGTAACGAATTACAATTATCAAATGATATACATATTATTACAGCAGAAATTAATAGTTATAAACAAATAGCAGGACAATCGATTTTTGAAATAGGAAAGAGGTTAAAATGGGTTAAAGAGAATGACTTGGTACATGGTGAATATTTGAATTGGTTAAAAAGCGTAGATATTGATCATACGACTGCTAAACGTATGATTAAAGCATTTGAACAGTTCGGTAATGGTGCGACGTCGCACCATTTATCATCAGGGAAAATATTTGAATTATTATCTTTACCTGATGATGTTAATAAAAGTGAGTTTATTAATAGTAAGCATACCATACCTTCAACTAAAGAAGAAAAAACAGTAAACGATATGACTATTCGTGAATTAAGGGAGGTTAAAAAAGCTTTAAGAGAAATAAAAGAAGAGAAAGAAAAATTGGATAAGTTATTGACGGAAGAGAGAAACAAACCAGTTAAAGTTGAAACTAAAGTCATAGAAAAAGAAATTGAGGTTGATAATACGGACTATGAATCTATAACTAAATTAAATAAGCAATTGCAACAGAAACAAAAAGACTTTGAGTTACTTTTGAATGAAAAATCTGCAATTGAGAAGAAAATGAGATTAACTGAACAGGAGAATCAGGATTTCTTGAATTTAAAATCTCAAATTCAAAGATTAAGTAAAGAAAAAGAGGACATTGGAAGACAAATCGAAGCAGCTACTTCAATATCTGGTTTAGTGATTGAGATTGATTATGTGATTAAAGAAAAACTAGCTCCTATTAAATATTCTAGAGCTATCCAGGAAATGCAAGATGACGAGGTTGTTATAAATAACTTAAGTGAAATTTTAGAAACAGTAGAGTCATGGTGTAATGAAATGAGAACGTATTTACCTAATTCAAGAAAAATTATTAATATGGAGGTTTTATAAAATGGCGATGGATATTATGAATATTTCAAATGAGCAAATTGGAGAGATGGTTAAGAATAACCCATCAATGATGATGTATTTAGAACTAACGGGTAAATTGAAACTAATAGAAGACGAATTTAAGAAATTTAGAGTTGAACATGAGATAATTAAGGCTAAGCAAGAAGTACAAGATAACGAAATAAGTAAACTTATAGAATCAGGTATTGAACTTAAAGATAAAACTACAGAAATATATAATAAAGTTAACACTCTTGAATACAATGGTTTAGCAGGTGACTTACAGCAATGTATACATTCTAGAGCTTTCAAATTTACTGGAAGTAAAGAATCTGTTGCAAACATATTGTTTTATGGATCATACTGTAGTCAAATGTACAGATTTCTTAAAAAAGATTATAAAGTCAATTCATATAAAAATATAAATGCTGATTTTTTTGATGAAAGTATCAGTAAAGTTATGAAATGGAAACCAAATAAAGACACTGATAGAAAATTAGCAAAAGAATACTTTAGAAAACTTCAGAGAGGAATACTAAAGGAACCTAAAGCTAGTGCAATTATAGAATATATTGATCAAAACGGTGGATTAATTTAAATAAATTACATATCATATTACTCTTAGGTAGTTCATTTAATGAGCCGCCTATTTTTTATGTGTAAATTTGAAAATGAATAGGATAGTAATATTGAGCAAACAGGAGATAATTGAAGTATAATGGTTGTTATATGATAGAAATACTGCATGAAGATAATATTTGGTAAAATTTAAGGTTATACGGTAGGTGGGGAATAGAGTGATCAAAATAGTGTAAAATAAGCCCCCGATAGAGGTGTATCGTCGATAGGGTGAATATGAGCATTAAAAGTGAGATGAAACGTTGATATATAAGGGTTTGTGAGGTGTTTTCGATAGGTAAATTAGTGATTATCGAGGTGGAGTATCGTTGAGGCGTTGGGGGACAAGGGTTTGAGTCACTTTTTGGTGAAAATATGGTGGAATTGAGAAAATGAGAGGTAATAGAAAGTCAATGATATCAAGGGTTCTATCGACGTGTTCCGATAGACTTTCCGATAGAAATAGGCTGAAAATGATATAAATTGAGATGATATGGAAAAATAAGTATGGTGTGTGGATGGAAGTGTTAGGGGGATTTTACCAGGTAATAAATGGGTTAAAAATGTAAACTATGCCCCCTCTTTATTACCATTTATTAGTAGAAAATAGCCTATTTTCACTCAAAAAACCCTATAGAATAACCATTCCATCGGGATAAAGGAAATAAATGTAAGTTAAATTTGATTGATTCAAACACCATTACGCACGCATGAAAAGGTAATTGATTGGTAAACTTTGTAAAAATTTAAATTTGAAAATGATAAAAATTCTAGATTAATAGTTACTTTTTACACCGTCGCCTGATAACCGTACCGCACGAATCTATGTGTTATACTTAGAATAGAACAGATTGTTTACACCTTATATAATTTAATTGTACACAATATAGTTTATCACTATCATATCATCCACTTACTGTATCAGTCTGTAATATACATAATCAATTATACAAACAACACACAAAAATATTCAATTTATTTTCAATTTAATCATTTACATATGTAAACAAATATAGTATAATATAATTAAGGAGGTGAGATAAGGTTGTGGTATGAGAAACTGTTCTACATTATCACTCTCATAGGTGCTACATTCTACACGATAGAAAAGTTTGCTAATCTTATACAAAAGATACTAAACATCATAGCTACATACGAATCATTAATTACACGTATCAAAAGTATGAGAAAGCAACCAAAGAAATATAAGCCACCTAAGAGAAAAAGAAAACCTTCTCCACATAGAAGAAGGTAGGTTACCGACAAGGGAAGAAGTTTAGCGACAGATTCCCTTGTTAATAAACAATATATACCACAACTCAAATCAATATGCAAATATTCAAATCAGATTATTTATTCCTAACTGTCTTGATCATTTATTGGATCACTCGCTTTGTATCTGATACATCACTAGGTACATTCCAAACTGTAGCAGACATCATCATAGGCATAGGAACACTATTAGTAATCCTTTCTATTATCAAAAAGAAGGTGTCTAAATGAGCCTTCTTATCCTTCTTAAAGAGGTGAAACCATGTACACGTTTAACAGTAAAGAGGAATTAATAAAGTTTATTCAAGATGAAATAGTCAATACAAAAGAAGCTACTGAAATACTAAACACCACTAGACAAAATGTAAAAAGGTTAGTTGATAGTGATATACTTATACCAATTAAAGTTATGGATAGGGAAAGGTTATTCTTTAAAGAAGATATCCTCAAACGTAAAGAACATACAAAAGGGAAGTATAAACATAAGGATGTGAAATAATTCATGTCCTTTAGATAATATTTTAAATATAAATAAATTACATATATACATGTACTTAATTGTATGTTATAATTTAATTAAAGATAAGGAATTAACACTAAACATAAAGGAGGAAAAATAATGACAGAAACAATGTTATTTGATACTAGAAAATTAGAATTCCCATTGTCCGAAAATGATATGCATAATATTAATGAAATCAGATCAATAATGGAATCAATGAACGGTAATAAAAATAAATTAAGTGATTTAGTTGAGTTAACGAACCAAATCATTAACATTAAAAATAAAATTGGTACAGTTGTTACTATCTCTATCCCTTTCAAAATTAGCAGATACAAAATGAAACAGGGTGATCAATTAATAATCAACAATATAAAAGAAGATTCAAAAGGGAATGTATTAGTAGAATTCCATAATTTAAGAGTAGGAAACAAAGTTACTTTCTTTGAAAACAAAAATAAGTTTATTGATTGTGTTGACTTTTATATTAATACACCTTTAACAGATGATAATATGCTATATGTATTCAACAGTGAAAAAAGGGAATTCTCAGAAGTTAATGGTTTCCAATTCAACATTGGTAACATACAATCTTTTATTTATGAGAATGAATACGGTGAGTATGCACTAGTAGAAATGCAGACAGGTTTAAATTTAGCTGTATCAAAGGATATTAATAAATTAATTGAAATAGCTGAAAATAGAATCGAAGAGAATAAAGACAAAATAGAAGAGGTTATCAATAAAGCTATAGAAAGAAATGGTATGTCACCAAACAAATTAACTGAACCAAAACAAAATACTAAAGTAGAAGTATCTGCACCAGTAACTAATAATAAAAATAAATTACAAATTAAAGAAATATACTGTTTATACAAAAACACATTCAGCACCTATTCAGAAGCCTACAATTACGCTCTAAAGTATAAGATACCAGTAACTATGATTATATCAAGCAATCATCCATCAATGACAAACGAACGTCTACGGCAGTTAGAACACGAATATGTTTTCTCAAAAGGCAACATGGCTATATCAGATATACAAGAATACTTTACTTACATCTCATCATTAGATACTACACTAGATCAACAGAAACGCTATTATAAACTCAAGTCATACATAGATAAACATAGCTATTCACAACAGCAGAAACAAACACAAAAAGAATGTCAACAAAATTTAATGAAAGAAGCTGCAACTATTCTATACTTCATGAAAAAGAAAGGATTATCAATAATAGAAAATGGTGACTGTGGAATTGTATCAACTAAATATATCTATAACAATGAAACAATATATCATGATGTAAGAGGCTCAGGAGGTGTCACAATAGAAAAGTATCATCAAATGATAACAGATATATTCAATAAACATTTCAGCCAATACAGAGACGAATACAACGAGTTAACACTATATTGGCATACACTTCCCTCAAAGGAATATAATCACTTAATGAACATAGAAGGATTCATGTTTACGGATATGACTAAAGGTGAATATGGAATCCTATGTTTTGATAGATTACTAACATCTAATGAAAATAAATTGTATAACCTAAATTTATATAACTAAACAAACAATAGATATGTCAGTCAATATGTATTGGCATATCTATCCATATAACATATAATCAATTGTATATAACTAACAAAGGAGAACCAACAATGAACACTGATCAAATAAAACAATGGATACACAATAACCTAGTGATGCAAGAAGAAGCTATGCAGATTACTAAACAATCTAAACCAGGCTTTAATCAATCAGTTGCTGCAGGCTCAATCAAACCATTTGTAGAATATGGTACGAATAGAAAGATACGATTGTATCTAAAATCTGATTTAGAGGAATATGCTAAGACTAAACGACAGCGATAAACATAAGTAAAAAAAGCGAAATATAATTAAATTACTACTGTACATTCCGTTGCTTTTATGTTATTATAAAGGAGTAGAGTTCTATACTTTTTTAAGAGGACTCGATATATAATTAAATTAACAAAAGGAAGAGGGGTGGATATAATGACTAAGAATAATGTATATTTCTGTTACAATTACGATCAATTCTGTTATTTATTCTTCAAGAAAAAACTGAAATATATCTTCTCAGGTAAAACAAAGGATGATAGAAATGTAACTTTATTTCCAATTACAACAGAACTTCAAGAAGCAATTGCACAGTTTAACAAATCAAATTTTCATTAATCAACTATTATTAATCAAAGGGAGTAATACATATTGAACAATCAAACGAATGACTTTTTACAACTTTTCCATACACAAAACAAAATAAACTTTAGAATACTAAATACTAAAGGGAAAGCACCAATTAATTTATATAATACATATGATCAAATAGAAAATGATTTAAATTATTATAATGATAATGGTTACGATATATACTTTACAGTTAACTCAGGTGGAACTAAGCAGCATGAAATTAATAAGATTAATGCGGTCTTTATTGATTTTGATTGTGGTAAAAATGAAAATAAAGAATATTACCCACTTGAGTATGTAAAAGATTATAAAATAAATAAATTGAAATCGTTAGATGAATTCAAATTTAAACCATCTGTAATTATCGAAACTAGAAATGGATTACATGTATATTGGTTAGTTAATGAAACTACTACAATTAATAATTATATAGAATGTCAGGATTTATTAATAAGTTATTTTAATTCTGATCCTGCAGTTAAAACAACTGAACGTATTATGAGACTACCTAACTATTATTGGAATAAGACAAATGAAAAGTTTAAATGTATTATTAAGCAAATGAACAATAACAGATATGATATTAATGTAATTATGAATCATCTACACTCACACTTAAATATAAATAAATTACAGTTGGAGAAAAGGGTGACTGATAGAATAAGTATTAATAACACTTCTATAACAGTCACCCCAAAACCCCAAAGGGGAGATAATGTGTTTGTTCATGCTATTAAGAATGCTGATGTCGAAGCTTTGCAAGTGTTGCTTAAACCTGCTTACAAATTGCTTGAGAATGAAGGGGAGTTTTATGATTATATAACTCAAGAGATTGACCTTTATGACTTTTTAGGTGTACCTCATACTGGTACATTTGAATGTGTATTTCATGAAGATAATTCACCTAGTGCAGGTATATTTATCACTAAGATAAATCAATATTTCTATAAATGTCATAGCTCTACATGTTCATTTAGAGGGAATATAATTAGATGTGTAGAAAGGTTGCAGCGTTGTTCGCGTTCTCAAGCTATCAATTTTATAAAAAAAGTTTTTAAATTAGAGATTAAAGATACCGACTGGCAGAGAGAACAAAAACAAATGTTGCTATCTAACAAGAAAATGATTCTAAGTGGAGAGTTTGAGGAATCTTATCCTGAAATACATAAGGTTGTAAAAAAATACTTAAATGTTTTAAATGTTCTTCATGATGTGGCTTTAGATCACGTTTATGATGAAAAATTATCAGATGATGAAAACAACGTAGTCTTTTTTGCAAGTATACCAACTATCTGTAAAGCTCTAGAAATGACAAGTAGAAATTCTAAAATTCCTAATAGAGTTGGATTATTAGCTTTTCTTTTATTAATAAAAAAATTAAATGAAAATCAAATACCAGAAAGTTATTTAAAAAAAGCTAAGCATATTGCTGCTAAACATAAACAACAAAATATCGTAAGTTTCTACTCTATACCATCGTATTCTGATGAACATATGATTAAATCATTAGAACGAGCTTTACTATATGTGGAAAATAATATAACTATGAAGGCGTGGAGTAAAGAATTACTATATAGGACTTTTGGAGAAGAAATAGCCAATGAAGTGTATCCTTATTTAGTAAAAACAAAGATAACGGATGAAGCTAGTGTAAGAACAGAACATATACATAAAATCACCATGGATTTATTACATACTAAAAAATATGCAACAGAAAAAGAAATAGTTTATCACTTACGAGAATTATATTCCGAAATGAATAAAGCATATTCTAAACAAAGTTTTGAGAGACAGGTAAAAGTTTCTTTACAAGAAATGCTTGATACATATGGTTTAGAAAGAGTCAGATTAACAAAGAAACTTAAACAAGAATTACATATAGAGTGTGAAGGATATCCATTTGCAATTATACATAATCATAAATAAATAGAATGAAAGAGTGCTTGATTAGTATGATAACAGGCACTCTTATAAAAATTAAATTAATCAGGAGTGTTATACAATATGAAAAAAGAAGAAGTAAAAATTATCTATTGTTACGATGACAACAATAACGCAATTCATTATTCTAAAACGTCCAAAGGTAATAAATATTATTGTGTAGATTGTGGATCAGAATTAATCTGCAAAGATGGAGAGGTTTATCAGAAACATTTAGCACATAAGAATACAGACAATTGTGGTGGCACAGGTGAATCAATATTTCATAAACATTGGAAAGAAAACTTATTTAAACCTGGTATGTACATAAACGCTTCAACAGGATATAGAGAATTGGACGAAGTAGAAATATTAGAAGTGCATAATGAAGTATCTTTAAATAAAAGATATAACAAAAACTGGACTAAGCAAATTATAGTTGATGTTCTATTGATAACTGATAAAGGTGATGTAATAGTTGAAATAAATTATAAAAATCCTAAAAACTGGGATGAATTGTATACCTATTATGAGGAATTAGACTTACTACAGGTCTTTGAGGTTACTGTGAAAAAAACTATAAACTCTCCTTTAAAATGGTTTAGTTTAGATGATTATCTAGAGTATAAAGAGGAACAAATATCGTATGAATCAAATAAAGTTTCTGAAAAGGTAAGTGAATTAACAAAAGAAAAGAGTTCTGCCTTTGGTAAAACTAAACAACATAGCTATTATCATAGAATAGAACAAGATAGTGACGAATTGTTTTACAGTGATGCTTTAATGGAACAAGTAGAATTGGGACTTAATTGTACAGAAGAAGTTGAAATTTACTTTAATTTCAAAAATAATTTAAAGCGCTATGATAGTAATAACTTTAGAATGGTTTGTTTGTATAAATATAATAATTCATTTAAAAAAGTTAAATTAAACTTTGATGTGAATATATTAAAATTAACAGAAAAAGAATTAAGTACATTACTACATGTTGACAAAGGAATTTATACAGCAAATGTATCTTTAATAGAAGGAGTTAACAGAGGTTATAATCAAGTATTAGGACTCTATGATATTGAACCATTCAGACAAACAGATAAACGTCTATACGCTCAATTATGTAACCTAGCCAAAGATTAAGCATAACCTATACAGAAAGACAAATTCACCTCAGCCAGCATCACACAAGGGAAGCTTTAATTAGTTTCCCTTTAAAAAAAAGTTTAAATATAAATAAATTAACAGTTGATATTTTATAACTTATTTGTTATAATTTAAGTATCAGGCAAGGGAAGACAAAATACATAAATAAAAATAAATTAAAAACCTAAAGGAGAGATTCACAATGAAAACTCAAGAAATCATTTCAAAAATTAACTCTAATCCACAAAGCGCAAAGGAAGTTTTAGATAACATGTATCACGGTAAAGCATTTGTAGTTGCTCGTTACAATGGTCATATTGATACTGTTAAGAAAACTAAACGAGGTGCAGAAGGTTATATCAACCGTAGACAAAGAGTTAGTTATTATGATGAAATGACTTTCGAAATGGTAACTTGTGGATCTGATTTAGAAGTATTTGAAATTCATGAATCTGATATTAAAGATTATAAAACTTCACTTGTTATGTGGTTTGAATATTTAAAAGACATTCAAGGACACGAATATATGTATAATCAGCCTTTACGATTAGTTGAATATCTTGAAGTATCTGAAGAAGTAAAAACATATGTTATCCAAGCAATTGACGATATGAAAAATTACAGAGGTTTAACAATAATTGAAGAAGAAACAACTCAAGAAGAAGTATCTGAAACAATCATCGAAACTGTAGAAGCTACACAAGAAATGAACGCAACTGACATCACTTTACAAGCAGTAATCAATGAAGAAAAGAAAAGAAAGGAATTGAATTATATTTCAGCTCTAAGCCTTCTCAAAATGTTAGAAAGATGTTATCAGAAAATGGCTTCAGATGGTCAAAACGTGGTTTCTGGTACGCTCGTCAAACTCAAGAAAGATTATCACTTGTCGAAGCTATTCAATCAATTCTAGCTGATACTAATCAACTTGTATCAAATGTAATAGCAGAAACAGAGGAGTTAATGCAAGAGGAAGCAGTACTTGAAGATACATATAACATAATTGAAAATGACAATAAAACAGTAGTTTTAAAAGAAATAGAATTCGTTTGGAGCGAGTCTGGAGATATTGAAGACGGCTTAAAAGTAACTACTTTTGCAGAAGCTGAAGCGATTATAAGAAATGCTGCTAAACATGCACCAGATAACGGAGCGTATGATAAAACTCGTTTTAATATAGTTTGGTCGGATGGTCAAAATTATGAAGGTAGATTTGATATAGTGAGATCTGATATGTTCAAAGCTACACCTTTAAAAAGTCATATTGAGTCATTTGTAAATGATGTAATCGAAGATGATGGTACATGGTATTCTAATGAGCGTAAAGAAGACTATAAACACTTTATTAATACTTATCCATTAGAAGACTATCAACATCCTACAAATGAGCCTACAAGCCATACAAAGGAATCAAATGTATTAGACTTCTCTTCTAAAATGAAAGCCAAACAAGAAAAAGAAGAAGCGTCTAAAATGATGGATAGTTTTTTAACTAATATTCTTCCTAATATGACTAGAGGGGAACAATTGGAACTAATGGACGCTTATAAAACAGGTAATGAAAAAGACATTGAAGCAACTTTTAATAAGATTTTATTATCTGTATCTATTCGACAAGCTAAAGAAGAGTATCTTAAAAGTAAATAAATTAACAAAGGTAATAGTATATATATTCCCAGAATTATAAAGGAGGAGTTAACAAGCATGTTCAAAGAAAACCATGATTTTTACCCAACACCAGAGAAATTAATTCAAAAAATGTTATTTAAATTAGATTGGAAAAATATTAAGTCCGTTCTTGAACCTTCTGCCGGAATGGGGCATTTAGTCGAAGCAATCGATAATAAATTTAGAAACAGTCAATACCATCATAAAAGGGCTAAATATGATATTGATCTAATCGAGATAGATGAAAATCTTATACACGTGTTAAAAGGTAAAGGGTATAGAGTCATTTATAATGATTTTTTATCATTCGAAAGTTTCAAAAGGTATGATGCAATTATTGCTAATTTCCCATTCTCGAATGGTGAAAAGCATGTTCTGAAGGCTTTAGAGCTTATTAAATCAGGTGGAGAGTTAGTATGCTTAATCAATAAAGAAACGCTTATGAATCCGTATAGTAATACTAGAAAAGATCTTTTAAGGAAGTTAGATGAACATAATGCAGATATAGAATATATTGATAATGCCTTCAGTGATTCACTAAGAAAGACAGACGTATCAGTAGCACTTATACATATCTCTATACCTAAAGTTATACATACTAGCATAATTGAAAACAACCTAAAACAAGAAGAATCGTACAGAATTAAAGAAGATTATAACAATACTAACTTAATAGAATCAGATTTTATAAGAGGAATTGTACAGCAATATAATTATGAAATTAAAGCAGGATTGAAGCTAATAGAAGAATATAATTCATTAGTTCCATTAATGCTAAGTAATTTCAAAGAGAATAGTAATCCAGTATTAAAGTTAGGTTTAGACTATGAAGACAAAGACGGTAGCAGCTTAGAGAATTCTTATATTAAACGTATTAGAGCGAAGTATTGGCAAGCGTTATTCAGTAATGATCAATTCATGGGATTATTTACGACTAATCTTAGACAAAAATATATGCAGCAACTAGATGAACTGAAAGACTACGATTTTTCTTTCTATAACATCTATACATTAAGAATACAATTAAATAAAGAAATGATACAAGGGGTAGAAGATACTATTTTAAATCTATTTGAAGAATTTACGTATAAGCATTATTACGATGAGCAATCAAAGAATGTGCATCTTTTTAATGGTTGGAAAACGAATAAAGCGTATAAAGTTAATTCTAAAGTGATCATACCTTTGAATGGTTTTAATAGCTGGTGGGATAATCGCTTCGAACCTACTTCATATAATGTTAAAGATAAATTAAATGATGTAGAAAAGTGTTTTAATTATTTAGATGGTGGAATAACGGACGAAATTAATTTAGAAGATATTTTAAAAGTAGCACAACAAAATAATCAAACTAGAAAAATTGAGACGAAGTACTTTTATATATCTTTTTTCAAAAAAGGATCGTGTCATCTGGAATTTAAAAACAAAGATCTCTTACAAAAATTCAATTTATATGCTGCGAAATCTAAGATGTGGATTCCTCCTAGCTATGGTAAAAAGAACTATAAGGATATGACACAAGAAGAAAAGTCTGTTATTGATTCATTTGAAGGAGAAACGTCTTATAACAAGGTAATGAGTAATAAAAAGTATTTCTTAGTTGAAACGAGTGATCTTTTAAGATTAACATCTTAATAAAAATAAATTAGAAAGTAGGATAAAAATGAATCTTAAAGACTTACAAGGAGCTATAGAAGACATGTTAACAGTACATGGAGCAGAACTTGATGACTTAATATACATTGAACAGAAAGACGGTAATTACAAGCCTTTAAATGGCTTAGACTGGAGAGACGGAAAAATTATAATTGATTAAATATCTAATAAGGAGAATGATAAACTATGCTAGTCTACAAATCTCGTTCACATTTAAAAACAATGGAATTAATTCAAGAGGTAATTAATGAAGCTAATAGATTAAGAGTTAATGAAAAATCTGGATTGGGACATATTAGCATAACTAAGACACCAATGAGTGAGCACCATTTAGGGTATATAATTGAAAAGTTAGAATCAGAAGGTTTTAAGGTTGAATTTACACAAGGGATTAATCAATTCCATTTTCATGTATCATGGGATAATGTGAATGATCAAAAAGAAGTATTACTTAAAGCATTAAAAGAGATTGAATCCCTTACACGAAACCCTAGAGAATATGAGCCGTCTTATTATACAATTAATCATATTGCAAAAGAAGCAATAAATAGAGTGGGTTAGGTTTGAAACTTAGATAAACATTTCGACTAATAAAATGCTATAATCAATACAATATATTACCAATAAGGGAGAGAATATTATGTTGTTACACACTAATTTCTTCAAAGAGCAAGCGAGTGCATATGTAGAAAATGGATATTTAAGAAAGTGGAGATTTGATAGTACTGACTTTAACTCAATGAAGGCAAAACTAAATGACAGAATAGATCAATTATTAACATCAGAAGAGTTAGATTATGTAAAATCCTTTGAACGTGTAGTTATTATAGATGATAAAAATATACAATTTATTAATTTTAGTGGGATTATCCCTATATAAAATAGCCAGCTTTATTAGTTGGCTTAATAAATCTATTGTGGATATTAAGGGAGGAGTTAAATTGAAATTAACTGTATCAGATTTATTGTATAAAGAGATAATCTGGAATAAAGAACAGGTTAAAATTGAAAAGGATGAAAACATTTCTGAAATGAAACGATTAGAATTTCATTACGAAGCTATTGATAATGATTATATTGCTAGTTGGATTGAACCTTTGTACTGTGAGGAAACTAAAACTCCATATTTATTGATACATTGCGAATAATTAAGGTGATAAAAGTACGATTTTATGCAGAATAAAAATAAATTAATATTGTAAAGGAAGAGTATATCGTGATAAATATAAATGAAATTTTTGATAAAATTTATGATTCTATAACAAGTGCACTTACTGATGGGTATGATACAGAAAAAATACTAATTTCACAAGAAGTATACGATGCATTTAAACAAGAAAGTGAAAGAGCATTCGGTTCAGGTAAAGGTGAATTTGACCATTTAGTAGGGTATCCAGTGGAGATTAATAATGATGTAGATAATTATATGGTTGTAGTTAAGGAAATGTCTTTATAAAAATAAATTGAAATGAAGGGGTGGCGAAATGAATAAGAAAGAAATTTCTATATTAGGAAATATGGATTATTCTTCACTTCTGCAGCAAATAGTTGCCGCTAATGCTGTAAATAAATCTAAATTGACCAAAGAACAAGTAGAGGAAAGAGAACGGGAATCAGAAAAGCGTGAAGAAATGAGAATAAGAAAAGCTAAAGTTATGAACAATATTTGTCCCGATTGTGATGGGAAATTAAGCAGAGGTAAAAAAGAAAAGGAACTAAATTATGAAAGAACTTGGAAATGTGGTTGTTGTGAAGGTTCATTCATGAGTAATGGTGAAAAGGTTATAGAAAATACCTTTAAAAGGAGAGCGAAATAAGAGTGAAAGAGTTCTTAATTGGATTAAAATACTTATCTTGTATATCGTTGTTCATTTTATTTATGTTATACATGTATCTAAAGTTTCCTGTCTGTTTCGGAATAGTGACATTGTTAATGATAATTGTCGTTATTGCTTTAATCTTAGGATGGGCAGTAAAATCCATTAGAGGTGATTATGACTGAAAGTATATTAAAATAACATAACAAAAAAGGAATGGTTGAATGAAATTTAGAGAATTAGTATCAAGAAGTTTTCAATTAAACTTAACAATTAATGAGGTAATTGATTTATGGAGAATAGTTAGTGAAGCAGAAAGAAACGGAAATAAGACAGCAACAAAATTTGTTAACGAGCTATATACCTTTGCAGAAGACTCTAATTATTACATAGAAAAATACAAGGTTGAGTTAAGATGAGTAAGTCTAAGAAAGAAGAAACTAAAAATAGATATAGCGTTTTAGAAGGCAATCCATCAAGAGAAGAACGTATACAAGCATTATTGAATGGTAATATCATTCGAGTAGATACTCATAGAACTATGTACTATAAGTTAGATAAGTATCATAGATTACGTTTTAGCTATACAAATCATCCTGACAGTTTTCATCCTTTTCATGAAGGATTTAATTACTATCATGTGCTAGATGATTATGATTTACCAGGAGGAAATAGAAAGAAGAGAATTGCTATTCTTGAGGACAAATAAAATAGAAGAGGCTATAACTTCTTCTAATACTATTATATTAGGTTAATAGTTGTGTATGTAAATGGTTTTAGAAATGGCATAGAGAATCCGACTTTTTTAATTTGTAAATCAGATAATTAATGATTATTAATACAGGAGTGAATTTATGGAGGAATATAGATACATGTCAATTGAAGAATCTGAATTTATAGATGATTATTATAAGGGGATTAAGCTTTATAAATTAAATGAATTAGGTAAAGAAGGGTGGAAATTCGTTTCTGTAATTAATGGTGAATGTATTTTTAAAAAGAAACTTGAAGATGAATCCGCCTTTATAAAGTATACCGAAACACTAAACGAAGCGTGTAGAAATCGTGAACAAGTAAAAGGTAAACTGGAAGTTGCTTTAAAAGAAATTAAGTTAAGAAACGTTTACGAGGGTTACTTGAAGATTATTATTGAAAATAAATTAGAATGTGAAGAAGTTCATTCTTTTGAGAAGTATTGTGAGTTAATTGAAGGTGATCAAATGAAAAAGATTAAACAAGACGATGAACTAATACAATTATTGATGGATAAACCAAAGTATAAATACTTAGAAAAAGAAGGCTATTTACAAGTTAGTACAAAGGAATTCGGAAATATTTTAGTACTTGAGAAAGGTTCAATGCAACCTAGGAAATTTAATAATGAAGCTGAAGCATATGAATACATTAATGGGAATTTATAGGCGTTAACAAAGTAATAAATATAACATATCCCAAAAGTGTTATAGATAACTACTATTCATTAAAAGGAGGGAAGTAAACTATTGTTTTCTAAAAAGTGTCCATATTGCAGAGGTAAGAATTTATATTTAAAACAAACTTCTCTTGTTGTGAAATACGGTTGTCGTGATTGTGACAAAAAAGTAAAACTTATGAGAGAAAATGGTATGAGTGACAAAGATATTATGAAAGTAATTAAGTAACCATACGAAACAACTGTTTAGATAACTATTATGAGGTAATGAGGTGTTAATTTGAGCAGCTTTATATCTAAACAACCAAATGGATTATATTGTCGCTTCTCCACTGTAGTAGACTGTCCCACACATTGGAATATGACAAGAGAAGATTATCTAAATAATGTTACAGGAACAGTCAGAAACAGGGATGAAGGAGAACTAATTTTACGTGACCACTTACAACCTTTTTCGGAAATCGCTAGTCGCTTTGTCCCTAATAATATGAGTGAAGAAAAATTTCATAGTTTGTTACAAATGATGAGTGCTTAACTATATTCAATTAAAATGCACATTTGATTGGAAGTTATTAGTTGATTTATAATATAGTTAATTAATAACATAATAGAGAGAAGGTTATTTCTTGGTTGTAGATATACAAAAAGAGCTTGAAAAACATCCATTAGATTATTTTAAAATTATAAACTTACTGAAAAACGCAGATAGTCCTGAATTAAGAGCGTCTATTTTTCAAGCTATTCATCAAATATCTAGAAGTTACATTCCTGAGAAGATATATAAATATTACTCAATTACCGATGATCAAGATTTAAATGAATTAAAGCTCGATACTCTTTATCAACAAAAGGTTCATATGGCTGAATACTCGACATTTAATGACCCTTTTGATAGCCAAGCTTCATATTATGAATCTGAGGAATTAGTGAAATATGAGAGACTAAAACCTCATAATGGACGTATATTTGATGATATGGCTTCTTATATAAGAATTTGCAGTTTTACTAAGTCAGACTATAATAATATGCCCATGTGGGCACACTATTCAAACAATCATAGTGGGTATTGTGTAATGTACGATACTACTCACAAAGATAACTTTGAATTAAGTTCTATATTACTTCCTGTTCAATATACAGACTCCAAAGTGAATATTACAGATATTATAGAAGAAATGGTAATTGAGGCTACAGAAAAAATAGAAAAATCAAAGCTTAAGGGAGAGAAAAAAATATTACTTGACAATATTACGTTGGCTTTAGTATTTCCATACTTGAGTTGCATAAAACAGAGTCATTGGGCTAATGAAAAAGAAATACGACTTGTAATCGGAAATCAATTTACCCGTATGCCAGCTAAACCTCATACTATATATATCGGTATAAATTGTCCTAGTGAGTATCGTGATAAATTAATTAATATTGGGTACATTTTAAATATAGAAGTCTATGTTATGGAATTTGATAAGGATACTACTGATTATAAATTGGTTAGTAAAAGAGTATTATAAAACCCATGTTTTAAGAGGTAATATGGACAAAATTAGATGAATTTAGTATTATAATTAAGAACTGATTCCAAAACAGTTCAGTCTATTATTATGCTTGAACGTGACTCAAGGGGTTGGGTTGCGTTCTTTTTAAAAATAATTGGAAATTACTATTGTATTTATAACAAAAATGATATAAAATATAATTAGAAAGTGATAAAAGAAGGTGTTGAATTGAATTTTAAAGAATGGAAAGAACAAAACTTGAGTAAGTTTGATCAGTATTTTCTATCATTTTATGCTGATTGCGTGATTCAAATTAAAAAGAAAATGCTTGATCTTAATTTAGGTCAACGTGAGTTAGCTGAAATGACGGGATTAAAGCAACCAGCTATATCAAGAATGCTTAATATGGATGCTGTACCAAGAGTAGATACTATGATGAAAGTTATGTTTGCTTTAGGAATGGAATTAAAAATTGAAAATAGGGAGGAATTTTAAAGTGGAAAATAAAATAAGAGTATCAAATACTAATTTTGAAGCAGAGGAACAATTATCAAGAGTTATGAAGATTTCTAGTAGCGAAGATGTAGCTGAAATACTTGAAGTAGTCAATCAATTATTATTAAAAGGGGTTAATAAGTCAGTAATAATAAAAACTTTACACCTTTTAGATAAAGTGAACTACTAAATAAAACTGCTCTTTTATGAAATTTGGGAGGGGGGATTAAAAATGAAAGCAATAGTAGTATTTAGCATAGGTGAAAGTGAAATTAAAAGCAACGGAATTGTTCCTGTAAACTTAGAGCCAGGAGTAGGAAGAGACAATATGACAATAAATAATGCTATTAAACAATTTAAAAAAGATACTGGGATAGATCTTTATGAAATTGATGAGAAAATTAGAGAACGGGCTAAAGTAATCTATTAAAACAAGTCTTGTATTAGAATTTTAAGGAGGAAATAATATAATGATGGCTGGAAATGTAGTAAAAAAGGATAACCAAATACAAGTTATTACAAGAGTGATTAATGATCAAACGATATTAAATATGGAGCCAATAGAAGAGTATATCAGTAAAAATATTATGATTAAGTATAATGGTGAGTTTAGAACGATCAAAGAAATAATTCAGATGGAAACAGATAACTATCTTGAAAAAAGAGATATTATTGATTTTGATTAAAATGACAATTTTAAATTGAAAGGGGAAGGTTATATGAAAGAAACAGCTAAAGAAATATTAAAAGAGTATGGAATAGTGACACTAATTGAGAAAAGTGTAGCCGATCAAGAAGCTGCTGAGGAAATTGGTAACTATGTTTTTAATGTACTAAATCGTATTACAGAACTTAATAAAGAAAATAGTGAATTGAAAGAACTATTGTAATAGGAATTGGAGGAGTTATTTTGAAAATATACGCTTTAGAAAAAATATACGGTGGACTTGAAAGGGAATTAATCTATGTAGGCACGGATGAAAGAGAATTAGATAAGTTATCTATCACTGAATTAAGTGCAGGTGTTGTACTTGAAGTTACTACTTGGGAAAACGGAATTAAAATAGATGAGGTTGTAATAGAACCTGATTAAAATAACACTCTAAATAAGAGTGTTAAATAAAAATAAATTGTAATAAACACGCCCGAAATGTTATAATCTGTTTATCAAATAAATTATAACTAGGTGATTATATTATGAAAGCATACGCATTATTAATTAGAAAATACACAGATGAATTTCAAACCGCAGCATGGTACTCATTAGATAGTATCGACTCCTTAGAATCAACATATAACGCTAAAATAAGCCGAATACAGCAGAGATTACATAGAGAATACAATATCGATAAACAAACATTTATTGCACTTAAAGAGCAAGCTATGACGTTTTAAATGTAAATAAATTAAATAGTGGGAGTTGATTAGAGATGGGCGCTTTATTTCTTGCACCAGTTTTAGTAATCGGTTTGTATGTTGGGATCGGAATTTGTGAGAAGAAAAATATTAAGTTGGATGAAAAGATAATTAAATTGTTTGAAGGGTGAGTGACTAGTTATGAATGAATCATGGAAAGAGCTAATTGAGTTGTTTGAGAAGTTTGAAATAGCTCCGGAAGAAATAGCTGAAATGGTTTATGCTTGGATTTCTGAATACGATGAAAGTAAAGAAAAAGAAACAATTATGCAGGTTATGTTGGATTATATAAAGGGATAAATACAGACTTTTATTGAAAGTAAAATTGTGAAAAATGGGTGTTTTGTTTATAATTTACATATAGAAAGGTGTGATTCTATGAAACAATTTAAAAAAGAAGAAGTTATTGAACCAACATCAAAAGAAACCCTTGTATCTATTACTTGTAACAAATGTGGAAAAATTGTAGAGTTAGACGATGATATGGATTTTAGAGCAAATGAGTTTCAGACTATTAACCTTTCATTTGGATATGGAAGCAGATATGATATGGAGTCTTGGGATTTTGATTTGTGTGAAGAATGTGTCACAGAATTTGTGAAGACATTCAATCATGTTCCTAACGGCTTTGGTGCTGATGTGCACGATTCTCCAATGTATCCACAAACAATGTTTGAAGAGTGGAAAGAAACAGGTGTCGTTAATACGGAAGCAGGTATGAGTAAAGAAGAAATTGAAGAGCGTGACAAAAACTATTATTCATATGATTTAGAAGAAGAGTAATAAAACAGGGATTTTAGCCCATTCAGGGCTTTTTATTTTGATTATTTTCTTATATTTTCCATATTAACACTTGTTTAAATATAAATAAATTGATATAATATTATCTAAATAGAAGAAAACTTCATAGAGTTGTCACCATTTTCTTAATGGGAGTGGAAGGATATGATTAAAGGTAGGAGAGTTGTTGTAATAAGTGATAATAGCTTATTTGAAGGACGTAAAGGTATTATCTTAAAACGAGATCGATTTTATATTCATGTACAGTTTGATGATCATCCGTATGTTGAGAAGTTTGTAGAAGACGAATTAATGTTTATTGAAGAAGTAGAAATCCGTTAGAAAAGGAGACTCTATGAACAAAATATTTCAATGTTATGCGGATAGTGATTATATTGTCGATTTAAATGAAACTATCATTGCGACGACAGATGAGGAAGCAAGAAGTAAATTTGAAGAGTTACTAAATAAATTGAATTTGCGTTTTGGAGAGATACATGTAATTGAATTAGAAACAGCCCTAAGATAAGGGCTGTGGTTACATATCATATACTCTTAGTCATACCACATTGGCGGCATTTTCTAAAGAGTTTACCATTCTTAATTGAGTTCTCAAAATGAGAATTGTTACAGTGGTCACACCTTCCAGCGTTTTTATCTGGATATTCACTGTAATCATAAATTTTTTCTTTATCAAATTGTTCCATTGTATCACCTTCTGAAGTTAATAAAATTATCATAGCAGAAATTAAGGAGGAGTAATAGATGTTAGCGGACATTAATAATATTAATTACATTAAAAATATAAATAAATTTTATATAGTGGTTGAGTATTCTGGGCTGCCTGTTGAGACATTTGATACAGAAGATGAAGCTCAAGACTTCATCAGAGGTTATACAAGTGGACTAGAATTAACCGAGGCTATGAGACTAGGAAAATATTATCGTATTTGTGTTGAGCTTGATATGAAGGATGGAGTAAAATATAGGAAGGTAAGTGGATTAGTAGAATCAAATAAATAGAGTTTTTCCTTTTAGCTTATTTAAATTAAGAGAGGATGTTAGAAATGGGTTACAGAGACACTATTGAGGAATTTCTAGAAGTAATGACAGGCAAGGCTTTTGTAAAGAGCGCAATTTACGATAATATAAGTAAAACGTTGTTACTAAGCTTTTATGAAACTTATGAAGATTATGTATCAGATAAGGCAGACCAACGAGTTATAGATAAGAAACAATACGTTGATTATTTTGGAACCTTTAATAAAATTGAAAAGTTGGTAGTGTTAGAATCTGCTAGATTATTGAGAGACTTTATAAATATCAATACTGTATCCATGAGTTTAACCTTTGAAGGAGTTCATTATGATGCTAATGTCGACAGGAGAACGCTGAACAATCTGATTGGATATGATATTAGAAAATTAAAACCACAGGACGGCACATGGAAAACAGAGTTTTCAGATGTCTATGGTTATGGAATCAATAATGAAAAAAGAAGTTTTTTATTTAATAATTTCGTAAATAAAAGTGGTTGAGATAGTTATATGTCAAATCCGAAAAAACAACACTACGTGCCGCAAGTCTATTTACAAAACTTTAAAGACGATGATGGGTATATTTACATTTACGACATCGAAAAAGGTCAATTTAGAAGACAGACTCCTCAAAACGCAGGTTATAATAAACATTTTTATACTGTAGAAATTGATGGGGAAAAAGATTATTTTATAGAACAATTTCTTAGTCATCATGTGGATTCAAAATATAGCGATGTAATAAAAAAAATTGAAAATGGGGAAGATTTAGCATTAGAAGATAAGCAAAATTTAGCTTTAATAATAGCATTTCAATATTTAAGGACTCCTTCTCAGAGAGAAAATTATAACAATATGGTAGATAGTGTAGTTAAACAAAGAAACAAAATTTTGTTTTCTTATAAGGAGCAGCTCAATGCAAAAATTGGAGTTAATGATGAAGAATACGAACTATTAAAGAATACAATTGAAAATGAAAATTACTCCGTAATAGCTCCAAAAGAACATAGTCTAGCTTTAATGCTAGATTTTGCAGAAGATATGGCTAATATGCTATTAAATCATAATATTGCTATATTAGAATGTGGTAAAAACACTCATTTTATTAGGGAGCATTTGTAATTTTACTAGTTCCCTAATAAAAAAATAAATATAAATAAATTAACAAAAAAACTATTGACGTTTAAATATAAATAAATTACAATAAGTACATAAGTTAATTAATCGAATTGAAAGAGATAAGAATGGACGAGATGTTGTTTATCTATTTTTATGAGAAAAACAATAAAAGGGTTGAAAGTTGAATTTAGAAAAGATGCAAGAGTGAAGGTCTCAACCCATTACATAGAAAATCGAGTAAGGAAAAAAGTAGTGGAATTAGTTATTTAGTAGTACAAGAAGTAGCTGTAAATAGTCTGGTAATTATAGTAAAATATTCTTAGATTTCTTGAAAGGGACGAGGGTGGAAATGATGACAACACCAAAACAAAAAATATTGAATATTATCAGTGAAAATCGTGGACTAGCTACCATTCTAAAGGATATTTCTGATTATGCTACTCCTGGTGCATTAATGAAAGTCTTGAAAGATGAAAAGAAAGAGTTCGAAAAATTTCATGGATTGGTTAACTTGATTAAGTATATCTATCCAAATATAGAAGAAGAAAAAAATTGGATGAAAGAATATGCTGAATGCCTAGATGTAAAAAAACAAACTGCAAGGTATATGCTTGAATATGCGGAAATTAATGGCTTGAGAGAGCTTAAAAGTAAATTAATAGATAAAATGATCGATTGTGGCAATTCTACTAGTAGATTATGGGCTAAAGTATATAATTATGATAGAGAATATCTACAAGGGAGTAGTTCTTTAAGTGAAACACTTGACAGATTAGGCTCAGAAGAAACGAAAATTCCAGAATTGAAAATTATTTGTAAGCTATTAAAGAGTTATTGTTATCTTGATAATCGTTCATACACAATGATTTTTGAAACTATAGCAGACATAGAAGATAAATTCCAGGAGATTAAAGATGTTTATATTAAAGATTTACTATACGGTAGATATCTACTCTTACTGATTGGATGTTATGTGCGTCAAAATAATTTGGAATTAGCCAGAATACAATGTAAGAAAGTAATCACAGAAGTTAGTAATGAGTATATTGTTTCTATGGCGTATTTGCATTTAGGTAATTCATATATTATAGAAAATTTCGATAAAGCGGAGAGATATTTAAAAAAAGGAATGCTAAAAGCATACGGAATATCCAAACGAACGTACGAAATGTTAATAACGTCAATCAATTTTCTTTATAATGTATGGAATAAAAAACCTATGTATTTAAATCATGATAGTGAATTGACATCAGATAAAATAGCTATTGCTTTTCACTATGTAAACGATAATCGTAATAATGATGCATTGGCAGTATTAAAAAGCATAGATGTATCAAACATAAATGATAACGATAAAGCTTTTTATTACTATATTAGTGCACTAATAGAGAATAATAAAAAATTGTATTGTAAATCTTTGCAATTTTTCAATAGTAGTGGGGATGTGTATTTTAAAAATCTTCCCTTAATTAAATTGAAAAATATGGGGATTGATGAAGACATAATTGAGTTATTAGCAATGTGATACAAATACTTTGAAAGGAGGTGAAAACAGTATGAAGAAAGTTTTATTAAAGATTGCCATAGGAGCAATGTTATTAGGTGGAGTAATTGTTGCGTCTGATATTGAAATTCAAAAGTCAGCGGATCAAGTTAATGCAGTACAAAAACCACAAGCGTATATACCTGGTGATGGTAGACCGGGTGGATGATAAAAAAGCGTAAGGCGAGTATCTGAAATTATAATTACATACAATTATCAAAATGGTGTTATCCTTTCGAGGGTAGCACCATTTATAGTTTAAATTAATTGTACCAAAAAATAAGTTTGGAAAATTCGGTATCAAACAATAAATAAAAAAAAGGGGATAATTAAAATGAATGAAAAATACACTTTAGCAAAATTACAGGCAGCTTACTTACCTATTACATTGAGAAAGGAACAAACAAAGGGCATTGGTGTATGTATGCATTGTTGGCAAAGTGGATGTGATTGTGAAAACACTGGAGATATAAAGAGTGATTCATTTATCAACTTAACTGAAGAACACACAATCAGTAAGTTTCTAGTTGCTAATTGAAGATCATTTTAAAAATAAATAAATTAACGCTTTACACTTTCGTCTCATAATGCTAAACTTTAATTAAGAGATAAGTCGGAGGTGTATTTGGGGTGTCAAATATAATTAATTTGAAAGATAGAAGAATCGAAAAAATGTATATAGATTTTTATAAACATGGAGGACTTGATCTTAGATTAGATAATGTACCTTATAGTAAGGTTAATGGGAAAGTTGTAAGAATTAGAAAAGATTCACCTGCTTTACTTTATAAAACTGCTAGATAAAATACTTAAATAAATACTACATAGCTTCGAACTCATACACATAATAATATTTTGAAAATCATACAAATACTTGTTGATTAAATATAAATAAATTGCTAAAATATAGATAAGTTAAAAATGGAGTAAGTTATATTGCTTCATTTTTTGCATATATAAATATAATTAAATAAAAGGAGGAATATGAAAGAAAGATGGCAACAACTACAGCATTAGATAGGGAGTTATTAATGGACTTAATTCAGAAAAATACTGGATGGTCTGAAAGTGTAATTAGAAGTTTTTCTGTGGAAAGTTTAAAAGAGATTTATAGTTACATAGTTAGAAAGCAGTATGTTTCAAAAGCAAGGATTACATATTCAAGAGGTAAAGAACTAAAGATACACTTACCTATAAAGATTAGAGAGATGCTCGGGTTAAAACCAGGGAGTCGTTTGGGGATTAAGACAACAATTAATAAGGAGGTAGTACTAGATATTGAAAGTGAAAAATTAATACTGAAATTAACTTCAAGAGGTGGAGTAGTATTACCATTAAAGTTAATTGATAGAAAAATTATACGTGAAGTTGACGATGTACTTATCAGAGTTGTTAATGGAAAGATTGTGTTTAAGTCATTTACATATTATCAGTAAATAAATTTAATAATATAAATAAATTACACAGAAGAGGTTAGAATTTTGAAGAAAAAACAATTTAGTTTTACATTTACAATTGGTCAAGCTTTGACATTAGCTGCGACAGAATTGGCAACGATCATATACATATATAGAATTTTAAATCATCAATATCTTTCTATAGATTCATTACTCCTAGCTATACTTTGGGGGGATGAGTATAAATTATATTAAGTCAATAATCAAAGAAAGTAAAGAAAAAATAGAAAGTGATGCTAAGAGAGATTAAATCAATCATATGCCGAACAAGGGGCTAGAGTAGGCGAGTCTACAATCCTGTGACCATGCGGAGGAATCCAAGACCCACAGCCTTGTATTAAGGTGGTTGAAGCAGTTAGGTAGACCAATTATAAAAAATAAATTAGAGGAGACTATAAATGAAACTGTTGAAATTAGGTAAGGGAGTTTATAGATACTATACTCAAACTGTAAAGGGGAACAAGAATGCATCCCACTTAGAAGTACAGAAAAAATTAACTAGAAATATGATATTAGCTAAGGAGTTAGACTCCAATATGTACCCTAATCAGCTATATCAGTATGGATGTTTATGTTTCACAGTAAGCAAAACGGGAGTAGTTAAGTGGATTAGGAATGGCTGTAGACCACCTGAAGATTGGAAATTAGATATTGATAGATACGAAGAGTTAAACAAAATATTAAAGGTTGATAGTGATATTGCGCTTAAGAAAGTAGAGGTGTGATTATGGAGTACAAATTAAAATACATAGCAAAAGAATGTAAACATGGTTGGTCTGTTTGGTTAAAGAGAGATGTAAAAGACGTTATGATTGGCAGTGCTATTAAGACAGAAGAAGAAGTTTACGCCCTAATAAACAACATTCCTGTTGAAATAGAAGCACGGTATGAGCCTGATAAAGAAATTAAAAACTTGAAAAAGAAAGTGAAAGAACTAAAGGGATATAAAGAAAAGTATGAAGAATTGGTAAAGTATATTGATAAATTGAATTTTGGAGGTAAGTAAATGAAGTTAGCAAAATTAAATTGCAAAGAAGATGTAATCATATACGGCAGGAATCAAGACGGTAACCCAGATCATTGTTTTTTCAAAGGGAAAGATTATTTATTTTGTTTAGATGAGAAAAAAGGAGATATATTTACATACAACGAAGTAAAAGAAGTTCATTTTCTAGCACTTGATGATTACTATACGGATAAATATTTTGATGTTATTAAGATTGCAGAGATTGAAGATTTCAATTTAGATGAGTTTACACATAAGAAGCATATAAAACTGAATAAAGAAAAGTATCATTATGAGGAGATATAGGAGAAATGAAAACTTATAGAACAGAAGAGGAGTTATTGGAGTTATTTGAATCAGGGAAATTAAATAATATAGTTGGCGAAGAGTATGAAAGGTTATCCAAAATTCTATCAGAAAAACAAGACGCAATTGAATTTGAAGATGAATATTTATCATAAAAGATTCGTTTTAACAAAAATAAGTTAATTAAAAGGGGAAGTTATTATGAAAAATATCACAAAAGAAAGCTTAGAAAATTGTAAGGAATTTCACTTAAATGAAAGCAATGAGTTACGATACTCTGATAGTGTAAAGAAATATGGTTTAGAAGAAACGGAAGCCGGAGTATCTGTGGAATTAATAGGTATTAACAAAGATGGAGATTTACTTGCAGTAAGTAATTGGGATTGGAACGTATTTAAAATTAAGAATGCTGAGTTTGAGAAAATTGGTAAGTTGAATAGATCTTTAAATACTATTAAGAAGAATCCAAAAATACTTTTAGAAGAAGCTAAAGTGATGACATTAGAAGACATTGAGAAACAATTAGGACATAAAATTATAGTTAAAGAAAAGAGTGGTTTCTATCTTTAATAAATTACCAGTTTTAAAATAAATAAATTAATCTTAGGAGTTGAATTGAGATGGTTATTATTAACAATATATCGGATACCGAATGGCGATTAATATTATCTGCGTTAGAGTGCTATAAGAATGATAAGCATGTAAATATGGTTTTTGGAAAAGGAATTATGGAAGAATTGAATGATTTGATTAATAAGGTTGAAAATTTCACAGGTAATTCGTTCAATAATACAACAGATATAAATTTCGATTGGGAAGGTTATAAATTATGACTATTAGAGAACTAGAAATAATTAAAGCTGCATTAGAGGGTGATATGATAGCTCAGAAAAATAGTGATAAGTTAGAGCATCCGGCATTTCAATCTTGGCTAGAGGATTCAGAAAAAGTGTTGAGGAAAGTTTCTCTAAAGTTGTCTGAGATGAAAGCAAGAAAAAGCTATTCAATGGCTTAGGTACTAAATAAAATAAATCTGTGATTTGTTTGGATATATAAAGGAGGTAAAAATATTGTATGAGATAGTTTGGTTCTTGTTGGCATTTACCGCAACATTAATTTTTGTTGTTATAACTAAATTTTTCGATTTATCAATTACAGTTGGTGAAGCGGTTTTAGTTGGATTATTGTTATTATTAATATCTGGAATCGCGACTGCGTTTTTACCCATAGAAGAATAAATAAAACATTTAATTTAAAGGAGGAAAATAAAGTGAAGAAAAGATTTAGGAAGAAAATGTGGAAATTAGGAAGAGTTGAACATGGGGAACAATTTCTAACTTTTGATGATTCTACTTTAGAATCAAATATCTTTTTTCCGAATGGACATTATTACACACATGAAGGCAGTGTTTATTTATTCAAGGTTTAAGTGATAAAAATAAATCATTATGAGGAGGAAAATTTAATGGATAAAGTTTACGTAGTAGGTTTAGGACATGGTGCTCACAGAAGAAATTTCTTAGGTACAACGAATATTTTGAAGGCTATTAACTTGTATGTAGAATATGTAAAAGATGATGATTTAGAAATAGAGATAGATAATCCTTATATAGAAGTATATATCGAAGGTGACAAAGTGGAAAATTTCACACAACTTGAGACTGATATAGATAGAATTAAAGAATATTTAGAGTTACTATAAATAAAGAAGATTGAATATTGATAGTGTTGAAGCATTGAGATTACTTTTTCGGGTTTCCAAAAGGGATATTTAGGAATTATTATTTTGTTGAATATCGAACGTATATTCGTATATAATAAGAAGAACAAATGTTCTTTAAGGAGACAAAGGCATGAAAGAAAAAGTGATATTCCTTGTAGATATGGAATCATTTTATGCGACAGTAGAAAAGGTTACTAATAATCAATATAAGGATAAACCGTTAGTTGTAGCTGGTGATCCGAAAAAAAGAAGTGGAATAATCTTAGCAGCATGTCCGTTAGCAAAGAAGTTTGGAATTAAAACTGCTGAGCCATTAGGAGAAGCGATAAAAAAGTGCCCTGAAGTAGTGGTTGTACAACCTCATATGCAAAAGTATATTGATGTATCAATTGTAATCAGCAGTATTATGGAAAGATACACAGATATGATTGAACCATTTTCAATTGATGAGCAATTTATGGATGTTACAGGTAGTCAAAAACTGTTTGGATCTCGATATGAAATAGCGAAATTGGTACAAGAATCTATTTTTAATGAAACAGGAGTTAGGGCAAGGATTGGAATTGGAAAAAATAAAATTTTAGCTAAACTCGCTTGTGATAACTTTGCCAAAAAGAATCCAGAAGGAATATTTGAACTTAGGGAAGACAATTTACATATGCTATGGGAACGTCCTATCGGAAAAATGTTTGGTGTAGGAAGTAGAATGGAGAAGCATTTGCAAGGAATGGGTATTTTTAAAATCGGAACACTAGCAAATTTTCCTTTAGAGATACTAAAGAAGAGATGGGGAATAAACGGAGAAGTATTATGGCAAACGGCAAATGGGATAGATTATTCTCCAGTTAAAGTGACAACACATTCTAAGCAAAAAGCAATAGGACATCATATGACTTTGCCAAGAGATTATGAAACAGCTGATGAAATAAAAGTAGTACTTTTGGAATTAAGTACAGAAGTTGCGAGGAGATGTAGAGCTAAAGGATATTTAGGAACAACAATAACTTGTAGCATAAGAGGTGCTGATTTTGATTTCCCAACAGGATTTCATAGACAGATGACATTAGCCTTTCCGACTAATTATGATTTAGATATCTTCAATGGTGTTTATAAACTATTCCTAGATAACTGGGATAGAAGACCTGTTAGAAGTGTTGGAGTATCAATAACAAATCTACAAAAAGATGAAGAGTATCAAATTGATTTATTTAATGATTACTTACCAAAAGAAAATTTAAATATTGCAATAGATAAAGTTTGGAATAAATACGGAAGAACTGCTCTTTTTCGAGCATCTTCATTAACCAAAGCAGGGCAAGCGACAGAACGAGCGAAGAAAATTGGCGGACATTACAAGTAAAAAAGGGTGGTAATTATTATGGCTAGTAAATTGACTAAGGGTGCAAATTTAAGATGGGAATCGAGTAGAATGATGCTTCCTGAACATGTGGAGCAGTTTAATCAATATAATAGAAATAAAACAATCATAACTAAGCCGATCGTAGATGAGCAAAAACTTGAAGAGATAAATAATGTTTTACAAATCGCAATAGAAGATTATACTCCAGTGTGCATTGAAGTTTTTAAACATGGTAAGATACAAGAATTTCGTTGCTACATCAATAAATTCGATAATATCACGAAAAAATTACATATTACCAATGAAGAAGGAAAAATGATAGTGGATTTAGAAGAGGTAGTCGATATTAATCTTAGTTGAAGAGTGAGATTAATATCTCACTTCTAAATTAATAAAAATAAATTGAAGATGAATGATCCTTTGATTAGGAACGGAGGTGATTTAATGAATAGCTCAGATAAAATAATATTTGATAAAGTTGATGAGTGGAAAATTGAAAATAAAAACTTTATCTCAATTCAAAATGAAGTAGCTAATTATCAAAGAGAGTACGATAAGATGATGAGTAGATATACGAGGTATAAAACACATAGTGATATAACTAATAAAAAGTAACTTTTATCAAAAATAAATTATACGAGGTGTAAATTAATGAAAATTGAATTTACTACAAATAAAGGTGAACATTATTACTGTTTAAAAAATGATGATGGCAATATTGTGTACTATGATATGGTTTCACCTGAAATTATTGAGCGATATAGAGATGAATATACAAAATATTTAAAAATATATCAAGAAAAACTAATGAATACAATTGAAGAAATACTCAAGGATTTTGATAATTGCAATTGTTGCGATTTCGGTTGAAAGACCGATTTTAAAGTAAGGTGAGGTGATATAAATGAAAAATATTGATTCTATCAAAGTAAACATCCGTGCCGAATTATTAGCTGAATATGAAGGTTATGCTACAATTGCAATATTTATGAATGGAAAAATGTCTAGAGTGCTAACTGTAAAACTAGATGATGAGTAAAGGAGAGATATTAATTGAATAAAGTTAAACAAGAATACTTGTTCTTTAAAGGATTTACAATGGATTTCTATCTGACTGATAAAGGTAAAAAGCTATTGAAAAAGAGGATAAAAAAGTAAGTTTATTAGATTAGGAGAGTGGCAAATGAATCTAGAAGATTTGTATGAGGCGTATTTAGTTAAAAAAGAAGAGGAGGCATGGAACGAAGTTAAAAGTAAATTAACAAGTGATAGACTTACTTATAGTACAAATGAGTTAATAAAAGGAGCATTTCTAATTGAATATGGAAAAGGTGGGATCGATAGAGAAAATGAAATATTAGAGATATCAAAAAATGATCCTATTCAATTCTATAATTGGGTTTCAGGTAAAAAATAAAAAAAACGAAGGAGGAATATAAATGCAGGAAAAAGACATTTCAAGAATGTGGGGAAAATCAATTAGTGTCTCATTGACTGAAAGACTTACACAGTTAGAAAATGAAAATAAATTGTTAAGATCAGCACTTGAAGAGATAGCATCTCATCATAATACTTTATATGCAGCTATTGCTCAAAGTGTATTGAATAAGGTGAAGTCATGAAATATCATATCTCACCAAAACAAGCAAAAGAAATAACAGAAGAACAGTTTTATTCAATGTTTAATGAAATAGTGCCTCGGAAAGATTGGGCTAATTATCACCATAGAAAAATGGATGTCGGTAAAATGATTGATTGGTTAGATTACGTAAATATACATAAAGGTTTTAATGAGTGGTTTGTAACTTGTTACGAAGTTGAGTACACGGGTAAGGAGTTAATAGATGCTTTGTGGAAAGCTGTTAAAGATAACTTAGAATAAGAAATGTTTTTAATAAAAATAAATTTCAAGAAGGTGAATGTAATGTTGGAAGGATTCTTTGTTGGATTATGGACTTCTGTGATAATAGCTTTGACTGTGTATAGCTATTATCAACAAGAGGCAGTAGCGCTGTTATTTTGCTCTATACTACTTGTGTTTTCATTCTTCTTTGCAGGGATCTTTATCGGAGAGAAAATGTATATTGAAAAGGTAAAGAAAGGTGAAGTAAAAATTGAAGTTGATTAACGTTGATGAGTTTATCGTATGGGCTGAAAAAAGAATGGCAGCTTTAGATCATGAGATTCTTAGAGATTTCGGTGGTGGTATGACTAATAAGTTAGGACATTATAATGAGTTAAAGGCGATTAAGGAAATGTTTGAGCGAGGAGTTTTCATTGTTGGAGATGAAAAGAGATGAACATACTCAAAGATACACATAGAAATAAATTAAATTACATAAAACAATTTGAGAAGACAGTTAGGGACTCATTGAGGAAGTTGAAAGAACGTAAAGACAAGGAGAGTAGAAAATAAATGACTAAATATACATGGAATCCAATATATAATTTGGTAATGAAAATTAAAAAAGATTATATTAATCAGTTTGGAGAATTAGAAAATTATCATTTTGAAACTTGGTTATCTAAATTAAACAATCCTGAATACAATGATGTTTTTGAATGCCTACAAGTAAATCAAGTGGGTAATTATATATTAATTCGTTATGGATTAGCCGAAATGCAAAATGGCATGTGGGAAGACTCGAATTCCATTTATCGTGAATGTAGAAGTGTAGTAATTGATATTAAAAATGATGAATTAGTGTTAACTCCTTTTAGAAAGTTTTTCAATCTAAATGAAGTAGAAGAAAATAAATTGGAATTAGTTGCTGAAAAATTTAAGACTGCTAAAAGAATTGAAATAGCTAATAAATTAGATGGTTCTATGCAAAATGCACGTTGGTATAACGGTCAAATTATAATGACAGGAAGTATGGCTTTATCTCAAGATGATTCTTGGAGACTAGAAGAAGGATATAGAATGTTAGGTAAAGAGTATCAAAATATGATTAAAGATAATCCAGATTTAACTTTTATCTTCGAATATATTTCATTAAAGGATGCTCATGTAGTTTTGTATAAGGAATCTGATCAAGGATTATATTTAATAGGTATAAGAAATACTGTAACAGGTGAACAGTTTTCCTATGAAAAAGTATTACAAATGGCTAATAAGTATAATGTAAGAGTTGTAGAATTAGAGAATTTATCATTAGAGCAATTATTGAATGAAATGAAAACAGTCCAATCACATAAAAAAGAAGGATGGGTTATAAATCTAGATGGACATTTGATAAAACTTAAATGTGATGATTATGTAAGTATCCATCGGTTATTAGATAAAGTATCATCTGTCAATGTAATAATTGAATCAATTGCTGAAGAGAAATATGATGATTTACTATCTAAAATACCTGACAAATACAAGGATAGAGTTAAAAATATAGCTGCTTTAATATTTAAGTATCTAAAAGAAACTAAGGAGGATATATTTAAATATTTCAATGAGGCTCCAAAAGATACACGAAAAGATTTCATGTTATGGGTTGAGAACAATGTACCTCAGAATATTAAACATTACGTTAGAAATGAATATTTAGGGATTGAATATAACTTACTTAAAAAAGGGAAACAAGGTTACAAACGAATGAATGAACTAGGGTATGATGAAACATATTCAGTCTTATTCACTGCCGTAGGAGGAGATAACGATGGAGAATAAATTAATTAACGCATTAAGAAAACAAAAAGAAATATTAGAATCACAAGGTTATTCTGTAGCTTATATGAGTATTTATGGATCGCAAAATTACAACCTTGATATTAACAATGATGAGTATAAATCAGATATTGATATGAAGGCAATTATTGTACCTACTTTAGATGATTTGATTAAAAATAGTAAGCCTATATCTACGACAATCGAAACTGAATGGGGGCAATGTGATTTAAAAGACATTAGAGCTTATTTTCAAACATTACTAAAAGCTAATCCAGCTTATGTAGAAACTTTATTTACGAATTATTATCTTGTTGATGATAAGTTTACTAATGAATTTGATGAGATATTTTCACTTAGAGAAGAATTAGTTAAAACATTGTCGGCACAATTCATTAGAAGTATGTATGGAATGATGTGTGAGAAAGAGAAAGCGTTATGTCATCCATACCCTACAATTGCACATAAAATAGATAAATATGGCTATGACGGAAAGCAAGCTCATCATATATTAAGATTGTGGATTATGATGCAGGACTACTTTGAAAAGAATTTACCTTTGAGTGATTGTTTTTATCCGAGCGAAGATCATGACGCTCTAATGGAATTAAAATTAAACAAATGGGGATTACAGGAAACTAAAAATTTTGTTGGCGAAACAATGCAGAAAGCTAAAGAATTTAAAGATAATGTATTAAATAATATTGATGAAGGTAAATTAGATTACTCAATTAAAAATAAATTCTTAGAGCTATCACAAGTAATTATTAAAAATAAAATAATTGAAGAGTGTAAAAAGGAGACGGAGCAATGAGTAAGTTAATTGTAATGTGTGGTCTTCCTGCAAGTGGGAAGTCAACATTAACTAAAAAATTAAGAGTTGAATATGACGCAATTGTCCTATCTTCTGATGAGCTGAGACAAGAATTATTAGGAGATGTAAACAAACAGGATTCCAATGTGAATATATTTGAAGAAATGAATAAACGTGCAAGAAATCATATCAAGGATGGGAAGAATGTCATTTACGATGCAACCAACATAAATAGAAAGAGAAGAGTTCATCTAATAACCAATGAAATACAAGCAGATGAAAATCATATTTATTATTTGGATACATCAATAGTTAAATGCTATTACAATGATAGTTACAGAGATCGTAAAGTTGGTTACGAAGTAATTGATAAAATGTATAGAAATTTACATATTCCAACTAAATTAGAGGGTTGGGATAATATTGAATTTATCAACGCAGGCTTTAAAATAGAAAGCTACTGGAGAGATATGTTTGAATCTATTTTGGAGAATGAAGAACCTGAACATGATAACCTGTTCACAGATTTAGGAGTGATAATGCATGACTTTGAAGATATTTTAAATGTTCCTCAAGATTCGAAGTATCATTCCTTTTCAATTAGTAGACATATCTTCTATACATATAAATACATACTTGAAAATTACAAAGGTAATAAACTGTTAGAAATGAAAGTAGCTGCTTTATTTCATGATTTGGGGAAAGGTCATTGTAAGTCATTTTACAACCATAAAGGAGAAGAGAAGCGGTACGCCAATTATATCGGTCATGAAAATGTTTCAGCACAATTAGCAGCTAATTACCTATATTCATTAGGTTATGAAGATAAATTTATTAAATATGTAGTTGATTTAATTCAATTTCATATGACTCCTATGAATATGAGTGAGAAACAGGAAAAGAAATTAAAAGGGTTGTTGACCAAAGAACAGTATGTGGATTTGATGTTCTTGCATGAAGCAGACTTGAGTGCCAAATAATATAAATAAATTTCAATAAAACCTATATTTTAAAGAATGAATGCATAAAAGTTAAAATGGTACATATATTATAGTGTGGAGAGAAGAAAAGAACATCGCTGGCGGGCAATGTACATGATCTCTATTAAAATTAACCACTCCATAATTACACCTGCTTTTAACATATATTTGCTACCAATCAAATTATATGAAGGTTTCTCAACAGGTGTAATTTAGGCACTCATAGATATTGTGAGTGCTATTCTTTATTTATACAAAAATTCGCTAAATAAATTCATAGTTTTAACAAGTATAGAGTCACTGAATGACTCTATTTTCTTTTGTCAATAGTTAAAAACATGTAAAAGATACCAATTAATTTATAGACAATAATCAGTATCTTTGATAAAATATAATTAAATTACATATTAGGTTAATAATATAAGTTTATAATATAAATAAATTGTTAATAATTTAAAGGGGAGATAGAAATGAAAAGTGCTGATGTAGACTTAACTCAAGGTGATTTTGGAGAATGGGTTATTAGAGGTAATTCAAACGGAAATATCAAACTTACTCAAAAGAATATAGATTTTTTATATAACTTAATCAAAGAATTGAAATCTAAGAAAAATGAAGCGTTGAGAGGAGGAAGAGTACATGTTAGCTGAAAGAAATAATCAAGTGGTAATATTGAATAGTGATTTAGTTTATGATCAGATTGAGCGATTTCTTATCAAGAAAGAACAAAAGAGTATTGGAACTAGAAAGTCTTATGAAACTGACATTAAGATATTCTTTAAGTTTATAAGAAACAAAGATATCAAATATTTAACTAGAGATGATGTGAATTTAACAATTGATGATTTTGAAGATTTTATAAATCATCATCAACAAAATGAGATTTACAGCAATAAAACAATTAATGGGAAAGTATCTGCAGTTAAAAGTTTGTTGAAATATTTAAAAGTTAAAAAGTTAATTGATGATGACTTATCTTATTTTAGTGAAGTTACTACATTACCAGAGAAAAGAAATTCATATGGTATTTTAACGCTTGATGAAGTATTAAAATGGGCAGAACTAGCTATAACTGAGAAGCATAAGCCTAAAGAAAAAAGACTATTGATTCTTTTAGCTTTAGATACATGTATAAGAAAAGAAGCAATTCTAAATCTCAAATGGTCAGATTTTGAAGTCAAAGAGAATCATGTATTAGTGAAGGGAATAGATAAAGGTAACAAAGAATTTAGACATGATATCTCTGAGAAGTTTTATAATGAGTTATTAGAAATCAAAAGTGACTCAGAATTAGTGTTCAATGGTATAAGCAATAGTATGATTCATGATATGATTAAAAGGTTCAAACAACAAACAAATATAGACACTGATAGAAATATAGTATTTCACTCGATTAGAAAAGCTGGTGGAACTTTTAGATATAAGGCAAGTGGTGGAGATATTGTATCAGTTCAAAGAGCTTTGGGACACTCGGATTCTAAAGTGACATCTTTATATTTAGGAGAGACAACTTCTAATTCTTTAGGAGCTATAAGTTCCATAAGTGATATTGATTCTGAACTATATAAAAAAGTTGAGCATGATATATTAATTAAAGTCATTGAGAGTTTAAGTGAAACTGAAAGGTATTTATTGAACAAAAAGATTGAGAATATGTTGTGAAATAAGTGAATTTATTATTAATAACATATGTTAAAGGTTTACATGGTAATTTATATATAATAAACTTAACTTATAATTGAAATGTCAGAAGGGTGATTTAATGATTAAACCAAGAGAAATGTTAGAATCTGCACTATTACAAGTTCTAGATCAGACTAATTTAAGAGCCAAAAAACAGGATGTTGAAGATATAAAAACACACTTATTAAATAACTATGATATGAAAAATGTCCAAAAGTTCTTAAATAACCCTGAAAAAGAAATAACTGAATTAGACATTAGAGAGTTAATGTTGATAAGCGAACAGATTTATTTGAAAACTAAAATAGAGACTATACATCCTCAAAATTGGTTTACTCAAAATGATATTGATGAGAGTCGTCAATTCAGTGGAAACACTGAAAAGTTTAACAATAAAATTATGTTTCCTATTGTAGTTGAGAATGCATCTATCATAGGCAATGCAGCTTTCCATGGTATATTTGACATAAAGACTTTGAATGAATTGTTGAAACAACAAATTATTTATTATGATCCAGAATTACAAAGAGAACCTACTAAAATTAAACGACAAAACATTGTTATAACTCAACCTACTTTAAAAATGAAGAATGTTGAAGAGATTAGCAACCATTTATTATCTGGAACATTAGTACCAACTACTCTAGTTTTAAATGCTCAGCCTAGAACTGCAGAAAGTGGCAATGAGTTAGATTTTGTATCTAAGAATAAAACTTTAGAGATCAACAAAGGCACAAGATTAGCAATAGTCGATGGATTCCATAGATTAACTGCAATTCAACATGCTTTATTAATCAATCCAGAGCTGGAATTTAATTTCTCAGTAATAATTACAAACTATAGTAAAAAGAAAGCTCAAGCGTATCAATCTCAAATTGCTAAAGCTACTCCTATATCTAAAGTCAGAATTAAGGAATTGGAAGCTTCGCGAATTTCTGATTTAGTTGTACAAACTTTAAAAGAGGATTCTGAATTAAAAGGAAGAATTGCAAATACAGAAAGACCTAATATCAGTCATGGTGAATTAGTAACTTATAGTGTATTAGCGGATACAATAGACGAAGAATTTGATTTAAATAAACGTATTGATGCAGAAGATGTCGGTGAATATTTAACAGATTTCTTTAATTATTTAATAGGTAGAAATGAGGATGAATTCATAAATCATCCTGTTGAAACTCAGAAAATATCTTTAATCAATTCCAACCCTATGTTCATTGGTTATATAACTTTAGCGGGTAGAATGTATAGAAGTGATATTAAAGCTAAATATGTAACTAAGTTTATTAAAAATATAGATTTCAGTAGAGATAATCCGTTATGGCAAGAAATTGGTTTATTAGATGATAATAAGTGGATTCACAAAAACTTCTATAGGGGTGTAAACAATAAGAATAAACTTAAGAAAATATTTGAAAATATTAATTTAAGCGAGGAAGCGTTGAAATGATGGAGCAAGTAGTTAAAGCCTTAGAAAACGCATATAATAGTGAGACTAAACTCAAGTTTATTGAAGAACAATACTCTGAATCAGAAGCAAGTCAATACATCGTTTCTCTTATATTTAAGAAGACTGCTAAATGGGAAAAAGCAGAAGGAAAAGATATATACGATTATGATTATGAAGAAATTCAAAATTTATTAACGAACATTAAACCTTACTCTATTGATGATGCAAAAAGAAAAGGAAGATATTTATATTTTTATATTAGTTGGGCAATTGAAAACAGTTTAAGAAAAGGTAATATAAATCCACTATTATCTGTTCCAGACGAATTCTATGAGAGTACAATTGATAACAATAAGAAAATCCATTTTACTTATGATGAAATCATTGATATTGTAGAAGACGTTAGAAACGCTCAAGATCAAGCTTTAATAATGTTAATGTTTGAGGGTGTCAGAGGTGAGGAGTTCAAGGAGTTAATTGGATTACGATACCAAAATATTGACTGGAATAATGGGATTATAAATATTAATAGAGAAGACAGATTGACTGGTAATAATGTGAATATTAATATTAAAGTATCTGATCGAGTTCTTTATTTCTTAGAGAGAGCTCATCATGCTAAAACTTATTATACAGATGATGAAAATAATAGACCGTTGATAGAATCTGATTATATATTAAAAAACACTAGATCACCACGAACAAAAGAAGGTAATCCAGTGAGCGCACCAACCGTATATGCAAGATTAAATCGTCTAAAAGAATATTTGAATTTAGAATTCTTTTCACCAAACGCAATACAACAAAGCGGGATGATATATGCTGCATATGATTTAATTGTGAATCAGAAGAAATATAATAATTTAACTAATGACTTATATGATGAAATTGGTGTTAAATTTAATAGTGCTGTAAGAAGAGATTTAGAAAATAATACAGCAACTTATAATTATTCTGTTATATCAAAAGTAGTAAGTCCTGAAAAATTAAAAGATATGTATAATATAGATGTAGTTAAAGAGGGAGCACGTTCATAAAGAATGTGCTTTTCCTAATGAGAAGAAAAGATACCGATTTATATTTGATTAACAATTGGTATCTTTGACCAAAAAGTGTCTGAATTGTCAATACATTCGACAATCAATCTATCTATTCGACAATAAAAGACAAAGACAAATGTTTAATGCTGTTGTAAAATGGGTATATGGAATACTTCTTTTAGTACTATACGGAACTTTTGTTGTCTATATAGACAACAACGGACTAGAGCGAAAGTAATACTTAAATTACTAACGCCCTAGCCTACTCAAATATTCCACTCGTATAATTCGTCAATCGTACAGTTAAGAGTCCTCGAAATTATTCTTGCTGTAGCTAATGACATCGCTCTATCTTTTGAGATGTATTTACTGATTTGTGCTTTATCAATACCAGTTTTAACAGCAAGATCAGTCTTAGTCATCTTTTCTTTACGCAGCAAATCTTCAAGTAGGCATTTTCCAAAAACATCATTTTGATTCATTGGGAAATGCCTCCCGATATGAAAATAGTACCAATTTAGTATAGCATAGAAATAATTGTAATAATAGTTTGATATAGTTCTTTATGACGAATAATTTATTTGATTATGAACACAAGTAATAGTATACTATTAAATAGAACAAATGTTCCTAATGGGAGGGGGATCGAAAATAGATAGGAATAAACAACGAAAAGCACAATGGGGGAGACTTATGAGCATTATAACAACTGTCGGGAAGATGGAAATAGAATTTGTGTATGAAGCTAAATTAAAGGTTGAAGAAGTTTTAGAGTTACTCAATAAGGATGACATAGTGAGAGCAGATTTACAAATGTGGACAAGTGGTGGAAAACTACATAAGTTTTCTCTAGCTGAAATTATTGGGATAGTTATTAATCATATGGAATCGAATGATGATAAAGAAAATGAAAAAATCGCCAAGCTGGCACTTGACGATAATGAACTAAAGTTGTGAAATATATCAATCACGTAAGTAATTATACCATAGACTATAGTCAAAAATAAACTATAAATACTCTACTGATTAAAAGGCATAAAGTACACCACGAATCAATTACAGAAGTCGTGGTGTTTTATTTTGAAAATTTACAAATAACACTTGTATTTTAAATATAAATAAATTACAATTAATCTATATTAATAATTAAAGGAGGATAGACGGTATTGCTGGTAGAAGAAAAATTAAGAAAAACGATCACGAGTTTACAACGAACATTAATTAATCTTGAGAAGGGTGATAAATTAGCAGCTAAGTGCGATTTGGATCATGCAAGAGATTACATAGACGAAGGGTTTTGGCTACTTTACGATGAGATTAAAGATAAAATTAAATAAAAATAAATTGATATTATTAAGATGGATGAAATCGGAATAGAATAAACTAGTATAATTGTTGAGTTCCTTAGATAACTTTAGTGATGCAAGGAGAGGTAAAAATGGAAATCAAAAATGTAAAAGTAAAATACAAAGAACTTTTGCCAAATGGTATTGAAGCAGTAATAACAAAAACCTTTAGGTCATGGAATGAAGAAGGAAATTACACCATTTTTTATGATGATATTTCTTTAGATAGTGCTGTTTTTGTTGTGCCAACTAGAAATGTTATCACAATTGAATTGATTAAGTCTTAATATCGCAGTGCGAAACTTAGGTACGTTAAATGTGTAGTTTTATTAGAAGTAAATTGTATTATAGGAGGATATAAAAATGACTTTCATAGCGCCTTTTAAAGCAGAATTCTGCAATGAAATTAGAACAATTTATGCAGTTAATAATGACAATCCAACTAACTCCATTAGAGGGAGTACCACAACTTCAGAACCTTGTCCTCATTGTGACGAACGCAATTTTTTTAGAGTATATGAACCTAAATCTGAATTCATGGAAGATGGATATTTCGTTGAAGTTTATGATTGTAAATGTCCAAATTGTCGCAGAGAATTTGATTTAGTAATTGACCATGAAATAGACTGAATATCATTAAACATTTGAGGAAAAATTTTAATTGTAAATTAATTGAAATAAAAAGACTCTTTTATTAGAGGAGGTAATTAAAATGTTTAAGAAATTATATGGAAAATTAACTAAGTCTTATAATGAAGTCCCTTTGTTTTATGTAACATTCAATCTAAATAAATATTATAGGAAAGGGGAAAAAGGCTCTTGTGACATTAGGCTGCATCCAGATATCAATGATGAGCATGTAAAAATAGAATTAGGTAAGTTAATTGATTACATAAGAGCTAACTATGATATGGAAAAGTTATCAAAATAAAACATGTATTTGATTTGAAAATAAATTTTAAAAAAGGAGTTTAAGAATGAAACCAAATCAGAAAACAGATTTAATAATTGATGTAATTAAGAGTGATAAAGGTTATTTGTTTACATTGCCTTCCTTGGGATACAGTAGTTCAAAGTATTATAAAGTCAATGGTGAAAAAGTAGAGCAAAATAAAACTTATACAACAGATTCAGAGCCTGTAATTGAAATTTTTACAACTGCATCAGTTAGAGTAAAGGCTAAGAGTTTAATAGATGGACATTTAGATTTGGAAATTGATGAGTATGAAAAGAAAAAAGAAAATATGGAATCAAAAAAAGTTTGGGATCGATACGAGGAATGCAAAGTATTCGAAAATTTGGATGATGAATATGAATATAAAAAATTCTTGAGAGATTATCAACTTATCACAAGAACCGAAGAAGAATACATACAAACGCTCCAATTAAATATTAAAGAAAAGATAGAAACAGATAATAAATATATCACTTTACATAGGCACATTGGCAAAGGAATTACTAGCCAAGCTGCAACATACAATCGATGGGCTTTTTACAAAGACTACACGAGACAATTGTTAAATGAAAAAGGATTTGAAGAGTTAGATAGCTCAATAAGTAAAAACAATACATATAAAATTTATCAATATAATGATGGAATGGTCAATCTCTATGTAGAAGGTAAGCAAGTTTTTGATATTAAGGTTTTTAGTTTCAGTGATGAATTAGAAATTGTTGAAGCTAAATTTCAAGAAGATAAGGAATGGATTGAGAATAAAATAGGCTCGTATTTAAGAAATTCAAGAAATCTGCCTTCTGTGCAAGACGTAATTTCTAAGTTAAACGGTATTCATAAGCAAGTACAAAAAATTGATTGTAAAGTTAAATCGTATGATGAATACCGAATAGCATTAAATTGGATTAGAGATTTTATTACTGATCTTGAGAAAGGTGATTATTCTAAGTAAATTGCGAATTTGATAAGAAAAGGGGGATTATCAATGAAATTTAATGTGACTGTTGAATATAACTTAAATGAATATGAGGATCTTGATGAAATTTTGAATGATAAGATAGCTGAACAATTGAGTTATCGTATAATTAATGAATTAGGGGCTGGATATAAGTCTAAAATTGAAGAAATAGCTAAAGGAATTAAAAAAAGTATTACTGCACAATTGATTAAAGAATTCTCTCAAACGGTGATTACGGATGAATTAAAAGATAGAATAAATAAACGTATTGAATCTGAACTAAATAGAGAATTTGTAGAAAGTATTTCCGACAAAGTGTTAAAAGACTTGAAACCTAAAGTAGAAAAGATAATTAAAACCGAGGCTAATAAATCCACTGAACAAATAAGAAGTGAGATTGGAAAAATATTTAAATTATAATGAAATTGGGTTTTTAATGTAAATAAATTATATAAAGAGGAGATTATATGCAGCTATACAAAGATAGAATATTGCTTCCGTATCCAGAAAGTACAATAAATAAGGTTAAAACAATGTTCCAAATGAGGAACGAGGGTAGCACACTACAAGAAATAGGTAATACATTTAATGTTACTCGGGAGGCTGTTAGATTAATACTAAAAGGGGAGTCATATAAAGACATTATAGAACGATATAACCTTAAAGTGGAAAATATGAAACAAATAAGATTTGGTTATTTTACCAAACAACAGTTATTGTATATTTCCAAAAGAATTAATGAAGGAGTAGAAATAGATTTAATTTCTCAAGAATTAAAAATATCGGAGGCAACATTAAGAAAACACATTCTTAAAAATAAGGAAGTGGAGAAGTTCTTAAGAAACAATGAAGTCGATGTGAAAAAATTAAGACAGTGTTTTGATAACCGTGACTTTTCTAAGAATGATATAATTAATATTTTTAAATTATATGGAGAAGGGAAATCACAAAGCAAAATAGGGAAATTATATGGTGTTCGTCAAACACATATTTCAAATATTTTGAGAGGTGAGTATTACATAAAAGAAATTAAGGAATTAGGATTAACTCCAGTTTATACAAACTTAAAAGAAGAGAATATCATATACATATTTAGTTTATACAATTCAGGATTGAGCCAATCTGAAATTGCTAAAAAATTGAATGTTACAGTAGGCACTATTAACCTCAACCTAAACGGGAAGTCAAATTTCTCAAAGAAAATAATTGAAAAATACAAGTTAACAAAAAGAGAGTTGAGTAATAATAATCTTGTACGTAAATTATCGGAGGAACAAGTATTAGAAATCTTTAAATTACGTAACGAAGAAAACTTATCATATTTAAAATTAGCGAAACGGTTTAACTTGGGGCGAAGTTCAATTATTAGAATTCTGAACGGTGAAACGTATGCTGACATTTCTAAGAAACATAATTTACTAGATAATAAATGAAATTCCGAATTTAATAAAAAAGGAGAACTCTAGATGAGCGGGGAAAAGTTAAGAAAATTCTTAGAAGAACTAGCAGATTTAGAAGAAAAACATGGCGTATACATAGCTGCAGATTATGAGGAATTTATCGACTATGATTGGGAAGAGAGTCCTTATGTTGCTAGTGTATCAGCACATTTAATTTATACAGACAAGGAAGGTAATAAAATATCAGAAAATGAAATTGAATATTAATATGAAAGTCAGAATTTATTGTAATAGGAGGTTGAATAATGGAAGATTGGTGCATTAATAGAATTCAAACAAAAAAACGTGGAAACATGGAAATTTATGAAAATGTACTATTGAAGTTATTTAATAAAAAATTAAATTGGAATCAAGTGAAAGAATTAAATAAAGATAATTTGAGAAAATTAATGGTTACATTGGAACGAGATATAAAAATAGAAAACTCGAAATTAGACATACACAAATTAGCAAAGGCAATACAAACCTCAAGGAGTGGGGCTGGGGGAAGCGCTATGACTTCATATGAATGCAAGTTTTGTGGCAGCGAGGCGGTATGGGTTAATACAGCAGTCCCTAATATTTGCCTTGATTGTGCTACACAAATGGCTGAGAATATGGTTGCTTTCGAGTTAGATATATTTAAAGAAATAAAAGCATGATTTAATTAAAGAGGAGGAATTAAAATGTATAAAGAACCATTGTTAAATTACTTAGAAGGTAAAATTAAAGAGCTACAAATGTTAGATAAATATATTGATAGTGAAATTACTAAAAATATCATTAATGCAAAATTAGAAACTTTATTAGAAATTAAAGATCAAGTAGAAAATGCAGCAATTCCTTTTGATATGATTTAATATAAAAAAATTACATTGAGAAGGTGTATAAAATGAATTATTCACAAAGAGTGGAATCTCCAGCTAATCACATTTGTCATATGGTAGCTGAAAATGAGGGAATTACTTTGTCAGATAAGTCCAGGTCAGATATATTTCTAACAGTTCGATCAGTAGCTGATTATTGGAAGAAAGATTCAGATAAGTTGCGAGAAGAAAATCACGCTAAGCGGTGGAATGAGTTAAAATTGTGGTTGATGAGATATCCGTTAACAAAGACAGTTGAAGATATTCAGGTAGTAATGGCAATGTTAGACCGTGGAGAATACATACGTGATTATAAACCAAAATACATACAGCAACTTGAAAAGGAAGTCCTATCAGAGAAATAGAACAATAAAGAGATAAAATCAGTCTGTTAATAAAAATAAATTACATATACTTTCATAAAATTAACACCACTTACACCACCACGTCATACTATGTATTATCAAACATGAGGGAGATAATACAATGATAAAATTTGAAACGATAATAATTGAATTACTTGAAAGTGAAAAAGCTGAAAATAAATGTTCCTATTGCTGGAAAGAAACTAAGGAAAATTATTGTGAAAACTGTGATGTAAAGGTGGATGATTGGCATGAACTTATCTAAGGTAAAATATATTTGCGAGTTTAATAAGGAACTAGGAATAGAAGAATATTATAAGAGAGTTTACTTAAATGAAAGTAATATTTGGGGAGTTAAGCGAAAAATAACAAAAAGTACATTTACAAAGAGGAAGAGTGAAGGGTATAAGGTTGAATACTATAATATAACCTTTGATTTCAGTGTAATTAGTGACATGATCTTAGATGTAAACAGCTTATTATACGTTGCTGAAATGACTAATGATGAAAATTGGATTAACCAATTAGAAGCAAAAAAGAAAACTTTGATGAGTTTGTTAATTAAATAGAAACTATACAACCACTACCACATATACTTATACCACTAATAAGAATTGGAGTGGTGGATAATGAGCATAAAGCAGCGATTAACAGAATGGAAAAAAGAAAGTCCTATTAGAAAATATAGGGCACAACAAGGATTATCTCAAGCTGATTTAGCATCCATTTTAGGAGTAGCAGCATATACACTTCAGCGTTGGGAAGAAGGAGCAATGAACCCAGGTGAGAAAAATATAAGTAAATTGAATGAGATTATTCCCGAATTTGAAAAGCTATGGAGAGAATGGAAAAGTGATAAGCCAACTATGTGAGGGATTGCTCCCTTGCATAGAAATATAAAACGGTTATTTTATTCTTTTTTAATAAAAATAAATAATAAAAATAGGAGGAATTTGATGTATAGAGTAAATGATTTTTTCTGTGGTGCCGGAGGAATGGGTCTAGGATTTAAGCAAGCTGGATTTAGATTAGCAGGTGCTTGGGATTTTGATAAGTATGCAGTAGAAAGCTATGGGAATAATGTTTCTCCCAAAGTAAAACAAGCAGATATATCTCAAATGTCATGGGACGAAGTTCCATATGCAGATGTTTGGACATTTGGATTCCCTTGTCAAGATATATCACTAGCAGGTAAACAAGCAGGAATGATTAAAGGAAAAACTAGAAGTGGTTTATTTTATGAAATGATGAGATTGTTAGAGGAGACAGAGAAGTTTAATAAAGATCGATTACCATCAATCATACTTGCAGAAAACGTAAAGGCTGTAACAAAATATCTGCATGAAATTGAAAAAGAGTATAACGCAAGAGGATATAAAATGTACTCTACTATATACAATTCTAAGAATTGGGGTGTACCGCAGAGTAGGGAGAGATGTTTTATTGTAGGTGTTAGGAAAGATATTTCTAGTGAATTTGAATTTACACAAGAAAAAACCGATGTCAGCACTAAGTTGTCATTATTATTAGAAAAGGAAGTGAGTGAGCAGTATTATTTATCAGATGAAAAAACACAGAAAATAATTGATCAATTGGAATCGAGAAATCAAATTAAAGGAAAACTTCCATTACCGTTAAATCTTGTGTCTAGAGGGGCAGAATCTAGAGGAGATGATATAGCATATTGTTTGAAAACGGCATTCTGTCAACACGTTTTAGAGGAAGTAGGCAACCCTAAAGTCAGTAGAAAAACTAAGTATCTCGTTAGAAAATTAACACCTACTGAGATGTTAAAACTACAAGGATTTCCTGAGTCATATAACCAAGTAGTTTCTTATTCTAGACTTGAAAAACAGATGGGCAATGCAGTAACAGTTAATGTATCTAAGGTATTGGCAGAAAGTATACATAAGTTTTTAGAAGAGAATATATCTTATTGATATAAATAAATTACATAAAACCGATGTTTTATAATGGAAAAGGAGGACACTAATGAGGGAATTTAAATTTAGAGCGTGGGAGAATGACAAGATGTATTATCAAGTGAGAACTGGTGGTATGTTTGATGGAATCCCAACTGCTCCAACTGTTTGGAATGAAGAAGTAGGAGATTGGTTGAATCTTACGGGACAGCCGCATACTATAGTTATGCAATATGCAGGATTAAGAGATTATTTTGGTGCAGAAATATATGAAGGTGATATACTTCAAGCGGTTAAATGGCATGATGAATCTCAATTTACAGGAGATACTAAATGGCTAGTAAAGTACGATGAAGAAAAATTAACTTACTATAAAATTAATCAATATGGTAGAAAGGATACTTTGTACGATATTCATTTATCAGGTGTTAAATGGAAAGTTAGAGGGAACGTATATGAAAATCCTGAATTAGTGGTATTATAAAAACCACATTTTATAATAATTAAAACTAAAAATAAATTAAAATAATAGTTGATATATAAATATAAATAAATTACAATTAATACATAAGAGATATTCTTCTCTGAGTTGAGGATCTTGGTGGAGAGTAGATAACTAAAGTGAAGTAAATGAGGAGGGTTAATATGAAGAATAAGATACATATGAATTTAAAATTAGCAAGGCTTTTATGTAAAGAGTCAGTTGTAATATACGGAAGAAATGAAAACGGTGAGGCAGACAGATGTTTTCAAAAAGGTAAAGAATATCTTTTCTGCGTAGATGAGAAAAAAGGAGAGATTTTCACTTTAAATGATGTTAAGGAAGTTCATTTTCTTTCTTTAAGTGATTATTACACAGATAAACATTTTAAAGTTTTAACTATTAAAGATATTGAAAAGTACGACTTAGATGAATTCACCTTAAATCGTATGAAAAAACTTTATAAAGAAAAGTATCATTACGAGGAATAAAAAACAGTACGAAACTAAGTTACATTAAAGTTATCTTTTTATTAAGAAAGGAGCTACGAAAATGTCATTGAAACAAGCACTTTTAGAAACTATCAGTGAACAATACATATATGAAAATAAATTTACAATAGTACATGTACATGAAACGTTAGCTGAAGCAATAAGAAATAGTGGTGAAGAATTCCCAAACGAATTAGATTTATCACTATTTAATCAAGAGAGCAGTCTACCAGTTGTAAAAATAGTAGAAGAAAAATTAGATAATTTAATTTGTTACTCATATGGGGATTGATAAAATGGTAAATAAAGTAGTAAATGGTATGGTAATTTTTGTGTTGTTGAACGCAGTAATTTCTTTTATCTGGTACATAATAGAGCTTCTTACAATAGGAGAAATACAAGAAAGTGGAGATGATACATGGATTTGCTTAGGATTGTCTCTAATATTAACCATAATAATTAACAGTGAAATCGTAACTCAATGGCTAAAGGCGAAATAAATTACAATGAAAGTAAATTTTTATTAGATGAGTGGGGGAAATAATGTGGAATTTTTAAACAAATTAAGCTTCGGAACACCAAATGGACTAACAAACGGTGATATCGAAAGAGTAAAGAATAAAGTGTTAGAGACTTTTGATTGGCTTTCAAGTGTATATCTTGATATTCAAGAAATAGAGTTAGCTAAAATTGATGGAATAATTGATTTCATTTTTGATGACACATGCTTTGATCAAAGAGTTAGAATTATATTTCATAAATCTGGAGTTGGAATTACTGTTACATCAAATGACCCTAATGTAGCAATAGACGTATTTAACTCATTGTGTCAGCTAGAGTGGGGATGGATTGAAGTTTAATATTAAAAGAGGAGGGAGATGGATAATGTTAATTGCAGGATTTTTTCAAGCGAATTCGGTGATACGAAATGAAATGGCTAAACAATTTAAAAAGAAAAACTATAACCTTAAAGAAAAGCGATTTATCGTAAATAAAGTTTTAGGTTATAGTCCTAATTTTAAAGATATGACAATTGCAGAAATGGAGTCAGTAATAAATTATTTAGTAGATGAAAAATAAAAATAAATTACGATAAAGCTAATTATATATGGGATTAAGGAGGGGAAAGAGAGTGAAAGCATCTTTTTATGAATATAAACTAGTGACGAAAATAGTATATGGAAACTATGAGAACTGTGGTAAACCAGAACAGAAATATAATGATGTTGATGTAAATATTAATAAATTTATAGCTGAAGAAGGCATTGAACCCGCTGATTTAATTGACATTAAGTATGCCCATGGAGAAGGTCAATCAGAAGGTTCTGCATTAATAATATATAGAAAGTAACCTGATAATATCGACCTTTTATAAGGTGATATTCATTCATCATTAAACTTTTTGGAAAGTTACCGATAATAAATATAAGATAATACTTATTATAAAAGGTGATATTATGAATAGTATTTGGAATGCAGAACAAGACATTATGTTAGCAGAAACAGTATTAAGGCATATCAGAGAAGGTAGTACAGCTATAAATGCTTTTGAAGAAGTAGGTAAGAAACTAAACAGAAGCCCAGCATCGTGTGGATATCGATGGAATAATACAGTAAGGTTTGAGAAAGAGAATGAAATTAACGATGCTAAGAAGTACAGATACAATCTTAAATATGGAAAGGATAATTAAATTACCTATAAAAAAATAAATTAAATATAAAAAGGAAGATACGCATGTTTCTAATTAGAGATGGATCAGGTAGAGAATATAATAAAGTTAGCATTCCGGCTGCAGTATATGACTCAAGAGACAACGTACTGTTGAAGATTGGTGAAAGAGAAGATATGCTTTCCTACTTCGATTTAGTTCAGAACAAATATAGAAAAGAAGGTTTTCATGATATTGCAAATGATATTTCATACATGGAACTCCCTAAAGACCAAGATGAGATAGATAAGGTATTTCAAATATGTGATTACATAGGGAAATTACACGCAAAAAGACTAAATTAGTATTGAAACTTGAAGTTTAAAGGAGATAAATGCAATGGATATAGTAATTAATTTAAAAAGTGGAAGAACATACAATATCGAAACTCCTACAAATAAAAACTTTAATGATGCTATTAATGAAATGTTGAGTGGTGGAGGGAAATTTATTGCTTTTAGTGATCTTGTCATTGCAATAGATGAAATTGAATCGATACAAGAAGTAAAAGATATCTGATAAATCGTGGCTTTTATTGTAAATAAATTATAAGGATGTGCAATTGATGGGAACAAGAGGGGCTTACGGGTTCTATAAAGAAGGTATCTCTAAAATTACATATAATCATTATGATTCATACCCAGAAGGATTAGGGGAAGATATTATATCGTTTATAAGAAAAACGAGCATAGATGAGTTAAATGCTATTTTTGAACAAATAGAAATGGTAAATGGTGACGTTGCACCTACAAGATATCAAATTAAGAATTGTGTTAAATATTATAACGACAGTGTCAGTACAGGTAAGGTAACAGAATGGTATTCATTATTAAGACGTTCGCAAGGAAATTTAGAAGCTTATAAACAAGGTTTGAAATATATGATTGATTCAGTAAGTTTCTTGAAGAATAGTTTACATTGTGAGTGGGCTTATGTAATAAATTTAGATGAGAATGTACTAGAAGTTTATGAAGGATTTCAAAAGTCACCAGATGAAAATAATCGATACAAGGTAGGAGAACCGAACAGAATGGGTTATTTTCACTGTAAATTAATAAACAAATTTGATTTAAATAATATTAATGAGAGTTGGATTGAAGAATTAAACATTACAGAAGAGGATGCAGATTAAAGAATAAAAGGTAAATTTGATTAGAATAGGAGGTTATCCAGATGAAATATGGAATTAAAGATACTGCTGATGTATTATTAATTAATAAAAAAAATGGACAGATTGTTTTCGAATCTCAAGTAATGATTACTGATATAGATATTAAACATAATAAAGAAAATAACGAAACTAGAAGAAGGTGATTAATTGAAACTAACTAAAGTATTTGTAGTAAGTGATATTCACGGTCAATATGATCAGTTTATTGAATTGCTTCAGCATTGGGATAGAGAAACACAAAAGCTATTAATACTAGGAGACATGATTGACCGAGGTAAGAATTCATTGAAAGTAGTGCAGGAAGCTATGAAGCTCACACAGTTATACGGAAACCAAGTGATCGTATTAAAAGGAAATCATGAAGATATGCTGCTGAACTTTTTAGATGAGCCTGGACACGAATATGGTGAGCTTTTCTTTAGAAATGGCGGTAATACAACAGCTTGGGAGTTTGCTGGTGATGAACATTTAATGTTCAAGAGTTATGCAGAAAGAGCTGAACTAATTAAGAAGCGTAAAGACGAAATAAACTTTATCAGAAATACAAGGGATTATTATGAATTTGGAGATGTACTATTTGTTCATGCTGGTATTGATCCGTACATAAGTGATTGGAGAAAAACTGATACACATAAATTCTACTGGAATAGAGGCTGGTGGAATCATAAAAATGAGACAGGTAAGACAATAGTTTATGGTCATACTCCTACACAATTAATACATAAGGATAAAAGTAATGACATTTGGATTGACGAGGCAAATAAATACTTAAATATTGATGGTGGATGTGTATTTGGTGGTCAATTAAATGGTATTGTCATTGATAATGAAGGTAATTTGTTAGAGAAATTTAATGTTATTTAGGAGGTAATGAAGATGCATTTAATTGTTTATAGAAATGGACATTTTGAGGAAGAAAAAGCCTTATACAATAAGACTACTAAAAGTGTGATAATCAAGGGAGATTACTATCACGATAAGATTGATTACTTTATTGAAGGGTATGTTTCTGCTTTAAATGAATTTGGAATTTATACAGATGAAGTTGAGGAAAAAGAAATATACAGCGATCATTTTATGTATGGGGTATTAGAATTCTATAATGATGAAGCAGATTACGAGGAGGAAGATTAGTGTATTTATAAATATACAAAATAATTAACATTATGCATTTAATATACATAAAAATTTGTATAAAGATACATTAGTCACATAATAAAATGAGGATTTTAAAAGGGAGGGGTAATAAATGAGTTTTAATATTAAAATTACAACAAAACAGGGTCGAGTATACCAAATTGGAAATGTAACAGAACCTAATTTTAGAGAATTTATAGGCAAATTAAAACCAGAGGGATTTGCTATTTTTAACGACATTGCAATTTTTGCTAATGAGATAGAAGCAATTGAAAAGTTTTAAAATAAAATATAAATAAATTACAAAAATCTATTGTTTAAATAAAAATAAATTGCTATAATGTAAAAGTAGAGAAAAGGAGTTGGTTAGATTGATAGATAGTGGTCTTGATCCACCGGCAACTCTGTAAGACATAATATTAAACTAATAAAAGGAGGAGAAAAATGAAGGTGATTTTCAGTATTCTTTATAAGAATGGGACTGAAGATATTATTGAGCAAGAAGGAACAGAAGCCGAGATAGATAAAGTACTCGGTGTTGTAAAAGAATGTTTAGAAGATGACGTAAATGGTATCATTACTTTTGGAGACGGAGTAACTAAAGGGAAATTTATAAGAGTTTCGGATATTACAAGGGTAGGAATCGAAGTAAAATAAGCCTTTTATCGTAACGAATATAAATAAATTACAACTAAAATATCAAGGGGTATCAAGGAGGAAATTATACATATGGCAAAGACAAAACATGGTTTACCACAAACTAAAGGTTTTTTTAAACTAAGAGGGCTTGCTACAGGACTAGAAAGAGAAAATGCCTTTAAAACAAATACATATGATAGTGGCAGCCAACGTAATACATTGAATTTTGGAATACAAACTAATGAACATTCATCAGTGTATGTCCAAATTGATGGCTATAGAAATAACGATGTATACTTATTCAAACAATCAGAGGTCAAAGGTCAAAAGAGTGAGCAAAAGATTGTTAAATGGGAAAAAAGATATGCTCATGAGTCAGAGGGATTTGTGCCTATTGGTATTTCATTAGGGCTTGCAAAAGACGAAGAAGGCAAGAATATGATTAGTAACAACATTCTTCCTTTCGATGCAGCTAAAGATGCTCATGATATGTTGAAAGATGAAACTCCTATATTCGCTACAGGAGAAATTGAATTCTCTTCCTTTAAAAATAAAGATGGAGATAAAGTACGAAATAGAAGATTCAATGTTACAAAATTATATGGATCTAAATCAGTCGACTTTGAAAGTGAAGATTTTAAAGAGACTGCTGATTTCAAGCAAAAGATAATCTTTGTTGGAATTTCAAAAGATACTGAAAGTAAAGAGCCTAAGTTTTTAGTTGAAGTAAAAATTGTATCTAGAAATTCCATCGAAGATGCAGAATTTGTAATTTATAATAATTCCCTGGCAAATCAATTTAAAAAAAGTTTAAAGCCATATACTGCATTGGATGTATGGGGAAATATTTATAATAAGCTAATTGTAGATGAAGTAGTGGAAGTTGATGTGTGGGGGCAAGAAGATTCTTTTAAAAGAGGCGGCAAGAAGTATGATAAAGAGATGGTAATAACTGGCGCTGATCCATCAACAATTGATGAAGATACATACACAGAAGAAATTATCGACTCAGCAGTTTCAAAATTAAAATCAGAAGGTCAAGTTGATAAGGGCTCTTGGGGAAGTAGTAATAAAGTAGAAGTGAATGACGAAGACCTTCCTTGGTAACACATAGATATTAATATATATGTATATAAATAAATTACAAATTAAATAAATGGAGATGATTCTATAAATGGCAAAAGCTAAACGAGGTAGTGCGGTTAAAAAAGGATTGAAATTCTTTAATTATGGTGAAGCAGGAACATGGAAGTCATCATTTGCTCTTGATTTTATGAAAATGAAAAATGAAGAAGGAAGACCTTTAAGAGTGTTATACATAGATTGTGAGACTGGTAGTGTCGATAACTATTTAGAAGATCTAGAAGAACAAGGTTTAGACTTAAATAATTTATTGCTTATTTATACAACTTCCTATACTGAAGTCGAAGAATGGGCAGTAAAAGCGATGAATGAAGAAGAATTATTAATTGAAGATGAAAATGGAGATTTAATTACTGCATTAGATGCTGATGGAAATCCTTTTATAGCAGATGTTATTATTGTCGATGGTATCACTGTTATTTCAGATAATGTAAAATTCGCAGCAATTAATGTTTCCGAAAAAAGAGCAAAACTAAAAGCTAAATCGCAAGAAAAGAGTGCTACTGAACAATTTGTAGCAGAGGCTACTGCAGGGTTGGAATTCAAGGATCATGACAAAATTAAAATGAAAGGTAAAAACTTACTAAGAAGTTTGATTACTGGAACAGATAAATATGTAGTTGTGACATCTCGTGAAAAAGCTAAAAAAGTGATGACTAATGTCGATGGTAAAATGCAATTAGTGGAGGTAGGAAAAACACCAGATACTTGGGATGGGGTAGAATACGAGTTTTTTACTGTATTGAGACATTTTGAAGATGAAGACGGTTCTATTAAAGCTCAAGTTATGAGAAAAGATAGAACAAAGGTATTTCAACAAAACGAAATTATTGAAGCGCCAACTCCACTATTATGGCAAGAGGTAATTACTAAGAATAAAGGGAAAAAATCAAATGTTCTACAAGGAAATATGGAAGACTCAATTACCAAGGATGAAGAAGTTATTGCAAAAGGAATAACTAAAAATCAAGATAAGACACCTATTGAAATTGAAGACAAGCCAAAATCCATTGAAGAATTAAGAAATGAAATCAAAAATGCAATTGATGAATTAACACCACAAAAGAAAAAAGCTTTGAGACCAAAAGTTTCAAAAGCTGGATTAAATCTAGACTATAATGCAATAGATGATTTAAAGGATTTAGAAGTATTCTTATCACTGGTAACTGAATAAAAAAATATAGGGGAAGAGTGTCAAGCTTCCCCTATTGGTTTAAGGAGTGGAAATATGTTATTAAAATGTACCCATTGTGATCCAACAATAACTAAACAGATGAAAAAAGAAGGTATCAAGCCTATTAAATCTATAAATACAGAACTAGATGATTATGTGAAAGATATTAATGGCAAGTATTATCATTCTGAATGTTATCTGTTGCATTTGATGAGTAAAAAAAAGTTATCTGAAGAAAAAGCCTTGCAACAATTAAAAGAAAGAAAATATGAATTGAAAGAAGAAATGCAAGAAATGAAAGACAAAGATGATTTCTTTAATTGGATAAAGGACTTTTATAAAACATCATTATCTTCATATTACTGTTCAGAAATAGCAAAATTGACTAATGGTACTCATCAAAAAATATACGATTCAATAAGTTATTCTACTTTACTAGATATCTATCAAAAAATGAGTAACTATTTATTAAAGAAAGCTAGCTCATTGACATTTAAGAGTGTGAATCAAAGAATGAACTATGACTTAGCTGTAGTTATAGGTAATTATGGCGACTATAAGAAATATAAAGAAAGACAGACTCAAATTGTTGAAAATAAAAATCAAGTTGATAGAAAAATTGAAGACTCTAAGAGGTATGAAAATTCCTTAAAAGAGCGTGAAATAAAAGAAAGCGATAATTTTGATCTAGTAGATATTATGGACGAGTTGATCCTATAGGAAGGTGTTTATGTATGACAGATACAGCTAGAGAGAACTTTGACTTAGCAACAGAAGCATTGTTAGTTGGTGCAATTTATAAGAAGCCAATATTATATGTCGATTATGCTGAATTAATTAAATCCAAGTATGATTTCTATGATGAAGATGTTAAGTTTCTATACAATATGTTTGAATTATATTATAAAACTTTCTCACAAGAAATCACAGAACCAAAAATAATCATGTTTATGCAGCAAGAACAAGATAGGTATAAGCAGTTTCGAACAATAGGTGGATGGAAAACAATCCAACGACAAATGGATTTAGCAGATGTATCAGATGTTAAGAAGTATTTTGATATTGTTAAAAAGTACTCATTAGTAAGAGAGTTTGAAAAGAAAGGGTTCCCTATACAAAGAGTATTACAGCATCCGAAATTCCCTCAATTTAAAGCGGAAGATATTGTTAGGTCTATGAGATACAACGTTGATAATATTAACACTGTAATTGGCGGAGGAAAAAATTCTATTGTACTAGGAAAGAAATTTTCAAACAAACTGGCTCAATGGAGATTGGCACCAGATATGGGATCAGAAATTCCTTTTAAAATGTGGAATGAATATTTTAGGGGATTACGTCCAAAGAAATTACTAGTTGATGGAATGCTTTCAAATGAAGGTAAAAGTAGGCGTATGGCAAAAGTGGTTAATTTTATGGGAGTATTACATCAAATCCCAATATTGGTTCTAGTAAATGAACAGGACGAAGATGAGTGGACTGCTATGCAAGCTAGTACAATTTGTAATAATCCCGAGTTCAATTTCATTACTCCGGATTCTAATATAGGTTTATTAGACATTAGAGAAGCGGATATTTTAAAAGGGATATATGAAAGCGAAGAAGATTTTAATTTCGTATCTGAGAGAGTTGGAAATTGGATTGAGAGTAGATCGAAGATTTTCTTTTTAGAATTAAATAAATACTCTGATGAAGATATAGAGCGTGAAATAAAGAAACATGTACTAGGGTTAGGTGTTAAGTATGTATTCTATGATACATTGAAAGGCTACAAAACAGACCAGTGGGAATCAGTCAAGCAAACTACAACCCACATTAAAAATATATGCAATGAAATGAATATTGGCGGTTATGCAACTATCCAGCTAACAGATGAGACTCATTTCGTTGATATCTTTGACCTCACTTCCAATAATATAGCTAATGCTAAACAACTATATCATGTTGTTGATCATATGATACTTGAAAAAAGATTAAACCCTAATGACTATTCTAAGTACATGATTAAAAATGAGTGGGGAGAGTATCCATTAGATATGAGCAAAGTTTACTACGGTCAAAAGATAGCAAAGAATAGAGGAGAAGGAAAAGGTAGTGTTTTGGTTACTGAAGTTGACTTAGATAGAAATAAGTGGATAGAAAAAGGATTCTTAATTAAAGTGTAGGACTGGTGGTGTGGTTGGATACATTAGAATTAAAGGAAAGAATCATCAATGATGATAAGATTATAGATATTCTTGAATCGTTAGGAATGCATCATATCAATCCAAATAACGATAAATATATAAGTTGTGGTATGCCTGACGGAGACAATCCAAAGAGTACAATAGTTTATAAAGATAATCTATTTGTAGATGCTTATACTCGTAATATAGAAGATTCATATGGTAATTCAGATATAATCTCTCTAGTTTCCTTTATCAAAGAAACATATTTTAGTGAAAGCTTAAAATGGATATGTGATATCTGCGGATATGACTATTATGGGAAGGTAGAAAAAAAGTCTAGATTAGCTACTTGGCTAAGAGATATGAGTAAAGTGTCAACAGAAGAAGATGATGATGAGAAATTAGAACCAATTAAAGAAGAACTGCTTAAATATTACAATCGTTATGTAACAGATTTTTTTAAGAATGATGGGATTAGCTATCGTACTCAAAATGAATTTGAGTTAGGCTACGATTTGATGAACCATATGATTACAATACCCATCAGAGATGAATTGAATTTTCTAGTAGGAATAAAAGGTAGACTCTATAAAAAGAATGTTAAACAAGGAGAGTCAAAATATTTTTACATACAATCTTGCGCTAAATCTAAAATACTATTTGGGTTAAATAAAACCAAACCATACATAAAAAGAAAAAATGAAGTAATCGTAGTGGAATCAGAGAAAGCAGTTATGCAGCTATGGGATATGGGAATAAAAAATTCTGTTGCAATCTCTGGTCATAAATTAAGTAAGACGCAAGTTCAAAAACTTACATATTTAAATGTTCCTATAGTGCTTGCTTTTGATCAAGGAGCAGAACTAGGAAAAGATGGAAAGATAGATAAAAAATATTATCAAAATGAATTCAATAAATTCTTAGAAAACCAAGAGTTATATTGTATGTATGATAAATCTAAAAATATATTAAACGATAAAGAAAGTCCAAGTGATAATCCAGAAAAGTGGGCTGTCCTTTATGAAAATAAATTTAAAGTTAGAGGGTGAACTATTGTTTGATTATAAATTAATTGGGGATAATGATTATATTTTTGATGTACAAGGAACAATCTCAGCCAATAGAGGGTTAGATGACGTCAAGAAAATGTTAGAAATATCTAATCAACATGAAATTAGTTGGAAAAATCTTATTAACATCGAAAAAGCAGTTAATAAAATTACACATCATATAGAAAACAAGTCAAAAATAATGATAATTATTGATGAAGATACAGATGGATATACAAGTGCTAGTATTATATATCAATATATAAAGCAGCAAGACAAAGATATAGATATAATTTGGTACGTACATAGTGAAAAAACTCATGGAATAAAAGGGATAGAAGTACCTAATGATATAAATCTATTAATAATTCCAGATTCAAGTAGTGATGAAATTGAAGAGCATAAAAGAATCTTTGAACAAAACACGGATATTGTTGTTATAGACCATCATGAAATAGATGACATTAGACAAAACCCTTATGCTACTATCGTAAACCCTCAGCTAGGAGGAAATAATAATTTACAGCTAAGTGCTGCGGGTGTTGTTTATAAGGTTTGTAAAGCCTTAGATGAATATTTTTGGACTGACTACGCTGATTATTATCTAGATTTAGTTGCACTAGGTAATATAGCCGACTCAATGTCAATGAAAGAGAGTGAAACAAGGTATTATGTGAACAGAGGGCTAAAGGAAATTAACAATGATTTCTTTAGAGCTTTATTAAGACATCAAGAATTTTCTATAAAAGGTAAAGTAAATCCCATAACGGTTAACTTTTATATATCTCCTTTAACAAATGCTGTAACCAGAATTGGAGATATTAAAGATAGAGAAGATCTTTTTAAGGCATTTATAGGTCATAAAGAATTAGTTCCATATAAACCAAGAGGGAAAGAGGAAGTAATGGTTTCGTTTGTTGAAGATATGGCTAGACGATGTTATAACATAAAGAACAAACAGAACAGAATTAAAGAGAAACTAACTAAAGAAATTGAAAAAGTAATAGTTGAGAAAAATCTATATGAAAATAAACTATTATTTATAAAAGAAGTTGAGGAAATGGAAAAGGGTTTATCTGGACTAATATGTAATTCATTAGCTTCTAAATATAAAAGACCAGTTATGATTGTCAGTACAAAAACAGATGGAGGAACTTTGTCAGGAAGTGCAAGAGGATACGATAAAGGGGGCTTTAGGACTTTAAAAAAGACAGTTTCAGAGTCAGGAATTTTTAACTATGCAAAAGGTCACATGTCAGCTTTTGGATTTAGCATTAATGAAAATAAATTGCATGAAGTATATTTAAAAATGAATGATTTACTTAAAGATTTGAACCATTCAAATTTCTACGAGGTTGATTTTCACTTGCCAATAAATTCTATAAATGAGTCATTTCTTAGACAAATAACAGAATTAGAAGATATTTGGGGGAAATACATTGATGAGCCTTATATCTTACTAGACAACATTAAAACAAAATTTATTAATTTAGAACTAATTGGAGCGAAAGAGGATACGATAAAATTCAATCAAAACAATATTGAATTTGTCATGTTTAAACAAAGTTTTGAAGTTTATGAAACGCTTAAATCTTCCGAAACATTTCAACTAGTTGGTAAGGCTAAGGTTAATAATTACAAAGGAAAAATTACATATCAGATTTTTATAGAAGATTTTAATATTATAGATTAGAGGGATTATATGAGATATAACAATTATCATAAGCATACTCACTATAGTAACATTATAACCCCAGACTGTGTTGTAAAACCAATTGATTATGCTAAAAGAGCTGTTGAATTAGGGCATACTACTTTATGTACAACCGAGCATGGATACGCTGGCAATATATTTGAATATTATGATGTGGCAAAAGAATATAATTTAAAATTCGTTTTTGGAATTGAGTATTACTATGTCAAAGATCGTTTTGCAAAAGACAAGTCAAATTCACACTTAATGATTTTAGCAAAAAATCAAAATGGGATGAAACAAATGCAAAAAATCATGTCCGAAGCAAATAAAACTGGATATTATTATAAACCAAGAATAGATCGAGAGCTTTTATTCCAACTAAATCCTAATGATGTAGTTGTAACTTCAACTTGTGTAATTAGCTATATTAATAAACATAATGATTACGAAGAGAATTTCGTTAAACCGTTACATGAATATTTCGGTGAGAATTTTTATTTAGAACTACATGATAATACTCACGCTATGCAAGTTGAGTACAATAAAAAAATATTAGAGCTACATAATAAATTTGGAATTCCATTTATCCATGCAACTGATAGTCATTATATTTACCCGGAACAGGATAAAGATAGAACTGAATTCTTAAATGGGAAGAATATATACTATCCTGAAGAAGAGGGATTCATATTAGATTATCCTTCCTCAGAACAAATATTGGAACGATATAAAGAACAGGGAGTGTTTACGGAAGATCAAGTAATTAGTGCTTTAAAAAACACATTAATTATTGATGATTTCGAAGATATAGTTCTTGATAAAGAAATTAAAATGCCTTCTATATATCCAAATTGGACTCATGATGAAAAAATTGCAAAGTTAAAGACAATTATAAAGGAAGAGTGGAATAAAGATAAACAAGAAATCTCCCGTGATAGGTATAAAGAGTATATAGATGCGATTCAGTTTGAAACTAAAATAGTTGAAGATACCATGATGGAGGACTACTTCCTTCTAAACTATGAAATTATTAAAAGAGCTAAAGAAAAAGGGGGGATTCTGACTAGAACAGGGAGAGGTTCAGCTCCTTCATTTTATATAAATAAGTTATTAGGGTTTACTGAAATAGATAGGCTAGATGCACCAGTAACACTTTATCCTACTAGGTTTATGAGTAAATCTAGAATATTAGAAACAAAATCTTTACCAGATATCGATTTTAATACTGCTAGTCCACTACCTTTTATTGAGGCATCTAAAGAAGTTCTAGGAAACGATAATATTTACTATATGGTCGCCTATGGAAAAATGAAGGAATCTGCAGCATTCAGAAATCTATGTAGAGCAAGAGATTTGAAGATGCAAGAATATAATGAGGTTGCAAAAGACTTGGAAAGATATAGAACCGATCCGAAGTGGAAGGATTTAATTAAGGAGTCAGAAAAATTTATCGATGTTATAGACTCTATTTCACCACATCCTTGTGCTTTCTTATTATATGATAAGCCAATATCAGAAGAAATTGGGTGCATTAAAGTTGGGGATGAGATTTGTGCACTTATTGATTCTGGCACTTCTGACTATTGGAAGTTTTTGAAGAATGATTTTCTTACTGTGTCTGTATGGGACATTATTAGCAATGTATATAAGATGATTGAACAGCCAATAGATAATATCCGTGAATTAAATAAGTTAATAGAAAATGACCAAAAAGTATGGGATTTATATAAAAATGGAATAACAGCTACCCTAAACCAAACTGGAACAGATTCAGCTACTCCACAAGTAGTTAGGTATATGCCTCAATCAGTTAGAGAATTATCTGCATTTGTAGCAGGTATTAGACCATCTTTCGAAAGTATGAAACATCTATTATTAGACAGGCAAGATTTTTCATATGGTATACCTGAATTCGATGCTATTTTGAAAGAATCAGATAACTTTGTTTTATATCAAGAAAATATCATGGCAACTCTTGTTTATGCAGGATTTGATGAAGATGTTACTTATGGATTGTTAAAAGCTATATCCAAGAAAAAAGAAGGCATTATTGAGCCAATCCATGATAAATTTATTAACGGATTCACTGAGAAAACAGGAAGTGAAGAGAATGCATTGAAGGTATGGAAAATTATTGAGGATGCTGTAAGGTATGGTTTTAATTCTAGTCATTCTCTGTCAGTAGCTTATGACTCACTTTACGGGGCGTATTTAAAGGCTAACTATCCATTAGAATATTATGCAGTAATATTGAATAAGTATGAAGGCGATACAGATATGACTGATAAAATTTACAGAGAACTACAGTATTTTAATATCAAAGTTATTCCTGCTGTATTTGGGAAAGCTTCTGGTAAGTATTCAGTAGATAGAGAAAATAATCAAATAGTAAAAGGTTTAGCATCAATCAAATTTTTGAATGAGAAAATAGCTGATGAATTGCAAGAACTATCTAAAGGAAGGTTCAATAACTTCTTGGATTTATTGATTGGGATAGAAGAAAAAACAAGTGTAAATTCAAGACAGTTAGAAATATTAATCAAGTTGAATTTTTTTAGAGATTATGGAAAAATAATGACTTTATATCGAGCTTATACCAAATTTAAAGAAAGATACAAGAAAACACATAAAGAAAAAACAAAAGCGCAGCGGATACAAGAGATTGAAGAATATATTGCTAGTTTGCAAGAAGAAGATTTATCAGTTCAGGACAGAATCATTTTTGAAAAAGAAGTATTAGGTTACGGACAAACAAGTTTCCCTGAAGTAAATAAATCATTTGTAATGATCACTAACATTGATACTAAATTTGCTCCCAGACTGACTATTTATATAATGAACAATGGTGTAGAAAAAGAGATTAAAGTTTCCAAGCAGCATTTTTATGATGAAAATAGAGAACCACTTTTAGGAGTAGGAGATATAATTAAAGTTCTAAGAATAGATAAAAAGCCCAAGAAGGTAAAAATAGATGGAAAATGGATTGAATCTGATACAAAGGAAGAATGGTTAGGTTCTTGGGGAATGTCCAGGAAATACAATAAGAAGGATATTTGATAAAACTTAAATTTTATAGTAAAAATAAGAGAAAAGTTTGTGAAATGCTTTTACAAACGTTGATATATCAAGGGTGAAAATCATTATTTTTCACAAACTAATTAAATATAAATAAATTACATAAAATACTGTTAATTTATAAAATTACATGTTAAAATATAAATAAATTAACAAATATTAAGTTTGAAAGGATGGTGATGAAGCCTTTCTATCCACGAAAGGTACGCTTATGAAGAAAAAACTAATTGCAACAGGATTGATCACAGTATTAGCTGCATCAAATGGTTACATGGCATATACATACATAAAAGACACCGTTGAATTAAAAAAAGACATGGTGAAATCACAGCAAGAGAATAGAGAGAAAGATAAACAGCTATCTAATTTTAGTAATAAAATAATTAAATTACAAAGTGATCTAAAAGATAGGGTAACTGAAAATGAAAAACTAACAGTTGAGCTAAAAGAATATGAAGGTAAAATTCAAAAGCAGGATAGTCAAATAAGTAAGTTGAAAAATGAATTAAAAACTGCAAAAGAGAAAGAGGAATCTCCCAGGAAACTGAATATGACTGTCACAGCTTATGTAGATAGCTGTTTAGGATGTACTGGTGTTAGTGCAAGTGGGATTGACTTAAGGGGAATAACAGAGTATAACGGATACAAAATTATTGCAGCAGATAAGAATGTGTTACCAATGTTCTCAATTGTTAAAATTAAATTAAATAATACGGAGTTTAAAGCGATTGTATTAGATCGAGGCGGAGCAATAAAAGGACAAATTATCGATTATCTTGTAGGTAGCTATGATGAAGCCGTTGAGTTCGGTAGACAAAAGGCAACTGTGACCGTAATTAGGGAGGGGAAAGGATAAAAATGAATAAGCAATTTAGCTTTAAAATTGGCGATAAAGCTAAAATAAATGAGCAAGCAAAAAATGGATTACCTTGTGCAGTAGGAAAGAGAGTTATGATTACACAATACATATTAAATTCAATTAGATACGATTACATAGTTTTGCGAGAAGATGACATATTAGAAAGAGTAAGAGAATGTGAATTAGATAGAATAGGAGAATAGAGATGATTATCTTAGAAGGTAATGAGTGTTGCTTTAAATCAACAGTAGCCAGCAAGCTCAATGAAAAATTGGATTATCCGATTATAAAAGGATCAAGTTTTGAATTAGCTCAATGCAACAATGAAGAATTATATAAACATTTTATTGAGTTTGCTAAAAATAAAAATGTAATAATGGATCGTTTTATTTACAGTAACCAAGTATATGCGACTCTTTATAAAGATTACGCCATCTTAACAGATACTCAAAGGAAGAGTATAGAGGAAATGGTGTTTGATAAGGCAAAGGTATATTACTTATATGCTCCGGACGAAGTAATTAAAAAAAGAATTAAGAGTCGTGGTGATGAGTATGTGGAACTAGATATGGTTAGTAAAATAAGTGAAATGTACGAACAAGTGATGTTTCAATCTGGTTTAAAGTTAAGGATGCTTGATACTAATGAAATGACAAGTGATGAAATAGTGGAAGTTATTTTAGCAGATTTTTAAATAAAGTTAAATTACTAATTAGAAGGGAGGTGGATTCTTGATAATCAAACTATATGAAAGTTTAAACCTAAAGTGGTATCAAGAATTACCATTAATATTGATTGCTTTCTATACAAATGGATTTACCGTTCAAGTTGTAATTTCACAATATGATCTGTTTAAAAATATTTGGAAATACGGGGCTGCAATTTGTTACTCATTAGGAGTTTACATAGTTCTAGTTTTAATTTTTGTAAGTTTTAGAGATTTAGTGACTAAGAGATTTGCTACAAAATAACTCTTTGATAGTAAATGGAGGTATGAATATTTGGATAGAAAGAAATGTTGTGAATGTAATGATGTGAAGTTGCTTTCAGAATTTTATCAACAAAAGAAAGAGAGTAAGAAAAAAGGAAAGTGGACTTACTATAACCCTGAATGTAAAGAATGTACTAAAGCTAGAAGTAGAAAAAACCAACTGAAAAATCACGATAAATACATAAAATATATTAGGAGATATCACAAGAAAAACAAAGAGTATGAAGACAAACAAAAGAGAGGATGGAGAGAGAAAAATAAAAAGAGATTGAGGGAATACGTATCTCGGTATCAAAAAGAACATCCAGATAAGATTAGAAAATATAACTTAAAAAGACAACAAAATAAAATGCATGAAATTTCAAAGGAAGAATGGGAGTATTGTAAAGAGTTTTTCAGTTATTCGTGTGCTTATTGTGGTATAGCACTAGAAGACCATATGAATTTACATGGTCAAGATTTACATAAAGAACATGTTGATTGTGAAGGATCAAATAAAATTGATAACTGTGTACCTGCGTGTAAAAGTTGTAATTCAGCTAAATGGCAATATAGTTTAGAAGAATGGTACATGGAAGCGAATCCTATATATAATCATGAAAGATTAGAGAAAATACATAACTGGTTAAATAATAATAAAGAGATTTAACACGATGAATTTGATTGCAAATAAATTGTAAATAAGGAGATGTATTGATGGTATTCTTAACGATTGTATTCTTTGCCGTAACTTTGAGTTATTTAGTAAAAGGAACGATATTTTATGATATAGGAATTGAAATAGGAGAAGATGACATCTCTAGAGCGAGAGACTCAAATTATAAAACTCCTGAGAAATTAGCAGTCAAAATTCTATTTTTTATGGTATTTGGAATTGCATATATGATTACATACACGATTTACTTAATAAAATCTTTATCGATTGATCCATACGTATTCCCCACAGTGTTAATCATCTTAAATATCATATCAAATTTTATTTTTAAAAAGACAACAAAGAAGGACTTATCTACAGAAGAAGGTATCGAAGCATATAGAAAAAGGTTGTATAAACCTAAAAGAACATTTATTGGAACAATTAAAACTATATTTACTATATGTTATTTCGTATATATGTTTTATATTTTAGTATTTTAATAAAAATAAATAAAAAGGAGGTGAAGAAATGATTGATTATAAAACATGGGAAGAATTCCGTAACAATGGTTTAATGTGGTTCGTTAATATAACTCTACATATGTTTGGTTGGGCTTTAGTCTATGATCCAAAAAGTAAAACTGTTTACCCTGCAAGATGTAAATTCAGAGGATTTAGTGAAGATGTAAATGCAGATGGATATAAAAAAGTATCAAGTTATCTAAAGCAGAATATTGATGAGTTAGAAAAAGAAGCAAATGAATAAATCAAAAAAACATAGGAGTGTGTGAGTGATGAAATTATATACATATCAAGAAGAATTATTAAAAAGTAAAGCAGACAAGATTGTAATTAACTGGTGTAGAGGTGCAGGTAAAGAATTCGCAATTGCAAGATATATTATTGAAAAAGACATTAATAAAGTTGCTGTTCTATGGAGTTCAAATGCAAAATCATTAGTGAATGTATTTAAAGAGTTGAGCAATCAATATAATTTTGAAGTTGAAAGTTTACTAGAAAATAAATTAATTAAAATAAAGTTCACTCAATCAAACAGAGTGATAGAATTACATACTCTTTCTTCAAGTCAAATAGAATTGGAAGATTATGACTTAGTGGTAGGAGCAAGCTATGAAAAGATTAAATGCAAAAAACATATCGTTCCGAAAACAAGAAACATTCATGAAAAATATATTGAAAAGTATTCAGATGAGTATTTATTTCACACGGTAGATTATAAGGCTGCAATGGCTGAAAATGCACTTGACATCGAAAGATTGATTCAGGATAACATCAATGATACTGAATCCTTTTATAGAGAGTACGCTTTGAAAGATAAGTATATTAAGAAAGAAATGGATTTCCGTGATTTCACTAAGGAGGCTTTAAAAAGATTGCAGAATCAATTTTTAAATATTGCTGATTCAAAGGACACCGTTTTAACAAGAAAGAACATTATTGAAATGATTAAGGATTTAAAAGAAATGAGTAGATTGAAATAAAACAACATTAGTTGATTACGTACATAACAAAGGAGAGATGTTCCTTGTCTCTCCTAATAGATAAAAGAAAGGAATACTAACTATGACAAAGTTGGAACAGTTACTCAATCAATATTACGCCACCGATGATATATCTTTAACAAATATTATTTATCAAATTAGAGAAGATCAAGAACATAATGATGTTGTGAATGAGTTTGTAAGTTTACTGGGTTGGCTAAATAAACAAATTTAGATAAAAAGAATTTTCCACAATTGAGGTGACGAGATGAATGTTTTACAAGAATTTAAGACTACTAAACAACTAGTATTACATGTGTTAGAACACTACCCAGAGACACGGAACAGTGACAATAAGCTATATATCCAGGCAGCTAAAATACTAGGTGCAGAAACATTAGATGATTTAAATAAAATTAAATTGAATTTAATTAGTGTGCATAAATTGAGACAGCAGATTCAGAACAAAGATGGATTATTTCCAGCAACAGATGAAATTAAATACATAAGAAATGAACGTGAAAAGGAAATTAGAAAATATATGACTAGTTGAGGTGATATAGAGATGTCATTGTGGTTATTAATACTTTTATTTATCTTATTATAGGTATCATTTGTACGATTATTCTTATCTGTTTTGAACCGGTAATCCTTCATGTTCCATGGTTCATTCCAATATGGGTGATAATTTTTCCTTATATTATTTATGTAATCGTACAAATAAAAAGGGATGTAGACAGAGGTAGAGGTAGCGGAAGATGGATTTAGCGTATCATATGAAACAACAAATTATAATCGAAAGGTTGATGAGAATGAAAAAGAAACTAGTAATAACTCTAATTAGTATTATGACAATTGTTTTAGCTGCATGTACGGAAGCAGACACAGTGTCACAAAACTTATCAAAGTCAGCAGATTCTTTTGAAGTGCAAAGAAGAGTAGTGTTTTTCAACGGAATAACAGATAAATATCTACTTACTGTTGAAGGTCTCTGTGCTATAAACGTAGATGATGAAAAGAAAATAAGTGTAACTTGTAAGATAGGTGACAATCAATATAAAAAACATTACCTTGGATTGAGTGACAATGTAAGCTACTTTGTGGAACAAACTGATGCGAAGTACGAAGATGCATACCATTACAAAGTTTTATTTAGACCGGAACAAATCATTCCAGACATTGAATTACAGACTAGTAAATAAAATACAGATTTCATTAGAAAAGGAGATTGATATAATGGCTCACTATGATTGGCTTTATGAAACATTCACAGTAAAAGAAATGGATGAAAAAATAGAGAGAACTAATAATTTAATAAATAGTTTATCAGACAAAAAGAAACAAATCGAACTTGATATGAAAAATGTCGAACATGGATATACGGTAGATATCTTAGATGAGAAACTTAAGGAATTAGCAAAAGATATGGAAATCTATAATAAACAATTGTCAAAATGGATTCAATTAAAAACAAGAACTATCAATGGCGAGAATTATACTTGGGAGCAAGTGCATACGATAATAAAATTATTATAAAAGTTGGTTTTTATTTAAAAATTATTAAAGGGGAGAATTAAAATGGAAATACTAATTAAAAAGAGAATAATGAATGTAAGCACAGGGGAGTTTTATAAATTAAAAATTAATGGGAAAGGAGATTATAAAGAAACCATATTAAATTTTAGTTTATATTGCGATTCTACAAATACAGTTTTGTCACATGGAACACAAAAATTTGATTCTAAGAACATTAATGATAATGTTTTCTATATAAACTTTGCTAACAACATATTAAAAAAATATTTAGTAAATAAATCATTGCAGGATAACTATAACGTTCATCAAAACAATGCTATAAAACATTTCAATACATGGAATGGGAATATTCAATAAAACTACAATTTTATATAAATAAATTACATAAAAGGAGTGATTAAATGCCAACATTCCTAATGCTACTAGGTTTTCTAACATATTCGTACTTACTATTCGCTTTAGATAATCTACATACATGGTACAAATATGAAAGAAAAATGCCAATCCAGTATCAAACACATCGTAAATGGTGGAAAATCTAATAATTGAAAGAAGGGAAGGTAATGAGTTTTGTAGTAGGTGATGAAGTATTTGCTAACACACTTAATCGTAAAGGAATAATTATTGATCAACGTGAAAGAGTTCGTGAAGAAGGAGTAATTGAATATAGAGTACAATTTGAAAAATACCTTAATCAATGGCTTGTTGAGAGTCAAATAACACATGTATACGAATTTAATAACGAATTTGAACAATCGCTGCGTGACTTACTTATTGACATAAACTTATTACATAATCCTACCGAATTACAAATAGTGAGAGATTTATATAATCAAAAATTTGATTTGTTAAAGGGGAAATAATACATATGAATAAAGATATGATCGACTTCCACATTGAAAATGCTGAAATCTACGTTGGTGCATTATTAGGCGAATTAGAAGGAAATGAAAATATTACTGAGGAAGAGTACCGTAAATATGAAGTATTGTACAATAAGTTTCTAGATCAAATGAGATTAGCTAAGAATTTATTACCGGACGAAGAAAATACATACGAACCATTTGATAAATTTTAAAACTAAATATAAATAAATTAATGAAAACTATTTACTTTTAAATATAAATAAATTACAATATAAATACAAGTTGAGTGATAGAGAGAGTTGCTAAACAGTAACTCTCTAACAAGAAAGAAGGTGAGAGAAATGATCTGGTTAGTTTCAGGTATTGTACTCATCATCTTTATGGCTATCATGAGTTTAATGGCATCAGGAAGTAGAGACGATGACTTATTCAACCGTGACGATATCGCTTGGCTGGAACAATTAAACAATAAGGAGGATAAGATAACATGAGTAAATTAGTTGCAATTAAACTTCGAATTGAACGACTTAAAAAGGAGCTAGAAAAATCAGAGGAAGAGTTAGAGATAGCTTACAGAAAGTTAGATGAAGAAATGGAGAGGGAAGAAAGTCTGGCAGTTGTGGTATAATACCTTCGGGTGATTATATTGAAGGCTAATATCAGTGAAGAAATAGAAAATGCAATTCATGACAAAATTATTATTGATTTAACAATAAACTATTTAGAAAGTAGAATAGTTAAGTCACAAAAGGAAAATAAAATTGGATATGCCAAACATTTGGAATACATAAGAAAACTGATCATCAATGAAAGAATTAACATTAGCAAATTTCTGAAGGATAACGGAGTGAAAATATACGATCCGATTCCAGACGATGACGGAATTTTTGTTCAATATGATTTTTCAGTTAAAGTGAATGGTGGTTATAAAGAAGGTTATAATCGATATTGGAGAGCTGCATTAAAGAATCACATTAGAACTAAATTAGAACCCTATTTTGTTAAGAGTAAGGATGAATTAAAATGAACTGTCCAATCTGTGAAGGCATTATGGAAGGTAAAACAAGCACAATTGAAATTTCATGGGATAAGAAAAAGAAAGAAAAGCTATATATTACATCACATAACAACTGTTCAGATGGTTTAATGAAAGAATTAAGACAATTAGATATTGATGAATATGATAGACAGGGAATAATAGATAAATATAATCTTAGTATGGGAGAGTAGAAAATGAAAAGGAAAAAGGGGAATAAGCTGTTGAAATTCCTCATAATCCTTACAATAGTCGCATTCTTAATCACACTAGTAGATATGTCTATGAGGTTAGTAGCAATAAACAAAGAGTTGAATGATCTTTATGTTAAACATCACAACTTAGAAAATAAGCTGAGTAGAATTGATGAACGTTACGCTACAGTTTTAAAAAAGCAGCAAGAACAACTTAATGAAATGAATAATGTTAGTGAGATTGAAAGAGAGGAATCACATACATATTATGAAGAAGAAAGTAACTGGGATTGGAATTTAGATACTGAGACAGTATGGTTTAGTACGATATTAGCTGGAGTTGGAGCATTTTTGACGAAAGGTAAGTTGATAAATGGATTTTAAAATACAATTAAATTATAATAAAAGGAATGATAAGAGATGAATATTGGTGAATTTATTAATTATAAATTAAACGAAAGTAAATATGAGCAAGTGAAAGAATTATTAATTGGATTGCTTAAAAATAAGCAAATTACTATATTAGATAGTATTCAATATGCAGTTATGGATGGGGATAGTGATACAACAGTAATCAATTTAAAAAAAGACGTTGAAAAAATCAACCAAAAAATAACGGCATTAGAATGTGTTCCTAACTGGTTTGGAGTAATCGATTTAGAAGAAATTGCGGAAACTTTGAGCTATAAAGATATATCTGGTAAAGAACTTAAACTCACAATTGCGAAAACATTAGAAGATTACGATAAGGAATTATCTAAGAAATATATTGATAACATTCTTAAAAGTATAAATCGTAATATTATTACAAACTAAAATTATACTTTTATCTTAAAAAGAGGGGAGTGTTATATATGAGAGAAATCAAATCAATAGGATTGGCATTGGAAAATTGCGAAGCGTTGGAATTTAAAAGAGAGGATATAGGAAGATTCAATGTTGTAGATATTAAAAGGTCTATTTCGAGAAGCGCCACGAATAGCGTATCAGAATATCTAACATCAGAAGAAGTATACCTTCAACTTTCATCAAAAGCTAATAAGCATTCTACATTTACTTGTACATGGCATGATGGAGAAATTTCTCCTTTTGAAAGACTTTTGCAACATAAAGATATTGTAGCAATCGACATTAATTACCAAGACGGTACCAATGAATATATTTATGTTAAGTGGAAAGGTGAATCTGTTTATACAAATGAGATTGAAACTGTAAAAATGAACAACCACACTGGCGATTTATACATAGTTATTAGTGAAAATGAAAATGTTGAAAGTTATTTTAGGGCATCTTTGGAGGAAGAAGAAGCAATGGCTTGGCATTTATATTTAGAAGAATAATAAAAATTCTCTATTTTGGGAGGTGAATATTATAGCAAACTTTAAATATGCTGTAAAAAATGGTGACGATATTCTAGGATTAATGTGGGATGTTGGCAATGGGAGAGAGATATTTGTTATGTATGGAAATACATTAGATATCAATCATTCATTGGAAATCAGGGATTCAGATGGCAATGATATAAAAGAGGTTGAATTGATAGATTTACTATCAGAAATATTGCCAAGATAAATCTCACCTTTTATTAAAAAATAAATTATAAATGGAGGATAACAAGTGACAAAACTATACGAAATCGCTTCAAATATTGCACAATTAGAAGAATTATTAGACCAAATGGATGAAAATGATGCTACTTACGATGTAGTAAAATCATATCTTGATAGTCTAATAGACGTGGATTTGACTCAAAAGGTAGATAACATCGTTAAGTTTATTAAAAACATTGAATCAGATGCTGAAATGTATAAAGCTGAAAAGCAGCGATTAGATAAATTAGAGAAAACAACAAAGAAAAAAGCTGAGAACCTTAAAAACTATCTAGTTGAAATATTGAACGGACTTGGTTATGACTATAAGAATAAGAAGAAAATTAAGACTTCCATTGGAAATGTGGGATTTAAAAAGAATCCACCTGTACTGGAAATATTAAATATTGATAGAGTTCCGACGAAGTGGGATAAACCAAAGGAACGTGAAATTAGAAAATCTGACTTATTAAAGTACCTAAAAGAACAAGTGGAAAAACTGGATGATGAGGTGTTATTTGAAGAGTTAGGAGTTAAAATTGCAAATAATAAATCATCATTACAGATTAAGTAAGTTTATACATAATGTTAATATTTAATTTTAAGGAGGTGATCTAATGAATATTACAACTATTGACGAGAAAATGTCCGATGCTGACGATCAAAGTAGAGGGGAAAACTTCAAGACTGTTACTATCGAAGACTTATTAGAAATGTACAAATAAATAAAAATAAATTACAAAAAGGAGAATAGCGGTTGTCTAAATTAGTTGCTTTTAAGCCTAATGTCGGAACAGTCACGGTAGCAACAGAACCAGGAAGTATACTCCAATTCGATCATGAAGTCTACTATAGTAAGGGAGATTATATATTCACTGGATTAGATGGAAAACAGCATGTCATACCAGATAGCAACATTGATGATTACATAGAAGTAGAAATCAAAAAGAAGAAAATAGATAAGAATGCTATGGCAAATGCTTATGCGAATATGGAAAATTGGTTAAGTGAAACAGAAGAAGATAATACATATATAAATGGTACGAGAGATTTAGCAGAATTGAAAAAGAAATAACTTATATAAAGAAAGTAGGAAAGCCATATGGTTAAAGTTACAGTTTATACGAAACACGGTTGTCCACAATGCGATATGACTAAAAGAGTGCTAGAAGGTGAAGGTGTTAATTTTAACACTATCAATGTTGAAGAGGATGAAGCAGCTTTAAATTATGTTAAGAATGATCTTGGATTTAGTTCAATGCCTGTAGTTGTTGCAGAAGGTATAGAACCGTTTTCAGGATTTAGACCGGATTTATTGCAGGCGTTGAAGTAAATGGAAATTGCTTTTCTATCATTAACTGGGAACGTAAGGAGTTTTGTAGATAAACTTGAATTCGATTCAACTGAAATTCCTTATAGTAACCCATTTGTGAAAATGAATAACGATTTTATAGTCGTAGTCCCTTCATACGATAGTGAAATAACTGAATTAATTAGTGACTTTCTAGAGTATAAAAATAACGTAAAGTATTTAAAAGGTGTGGTAGGAAGTGGGAGCTTGAATTATAACAAACAATATTGTTTTAATGCTCATGAAATTTCTAAGAAATACAACTCCCCACTATTATATACTTTTGAATTTAGTGGTATTGAACAGGATGTAATAAACTTTAAAAAGGAAGTGAAGCTGATTGAAGTCTCCAGAACTACAAAAGAAGACTAAAGAGGATACATATTTTAAACTAAACAATCTAGTTAATATACCTAAAGATGGAAAGATACAATTAGACAAAGATAAGGAAGCGGTTAAAGCATATTTTTTAGAATATGTGAATCCTAATACGGTATTCTTTCATACTTTAGATGAAAAATTAGACTATTTAATTGAAAATAACTATATAAAAGAAGATTTCTTAGGATTGTATGAGAGAAAATTCATTAAGAAATTATTCAAGTCTATTTATAATAAGAAATTTAGATTTCGATCTTTCATGGGAGCATATAAATTTTATTCTCAATACGCTTTGAAAACTGATGACGGAAGTAGGTTTCTAGAAAGATATGAAGATAGAATCGCTTTTAATGCACTTGCATTGGGAAATGGGGATCAACAATTAGCTTTAGACATTGCGGATGAGATGATTAATCAACGATATCAAGCAGCGACCCCAACGTTCCTTTCCATAGGTAAAGCTAGGGCTGGTGAAATGGTGAGTTGCTTTTTGTTGACACTGTCCGACGATATGAATTCAATAGGAAGAGCCATTAATTCAGCTTTACAATTATCTAAACTTGGCGGAGGAGTAGGCATTTCATTAAGTAATATTAGAGCCAATAATGATCCAATCAAAGGTGTTGATGGATTAGCAGACGGTGTAGTTCCTATTATGAAACTATTTGAAGATGCTTTTTCTTACGCCAATCAAAGTGGGGCACGAGATGGCGCTGGTGTGGTGTATTTGAATGTGTTTCATCCTGATGTAGTAGACTTTCTATCAGTAAGAAAAGAGAACGCCGACGAAAAAATTAGAATTAAGACTCTCTCCTTAGGGCTAATTGTTCCAGACAAGTATTATGAATTGATAAAGAATAACGAATACATGTATTTATTTTCTCCACATGATGTAGAAAAAGAATATGGCAAGCCTTTTTCATATGTTGATATTACTAAAGAGTACGAAAATATGGTAAACAACCCAAATATCAGAAAAACTAAAATTAAGGCGAGGGAACTAGAAACCGAGATTAGTAACCTACAAAATGAGAGTGGGTATCCTTACATAATTAATATTGATACAGTAAATAAAGAAAATGCAGTTGATGGAAATATTTTAATGAGTAATTTGTGTTAACGGTAGCACCTTCATACAGTAATGTATGTAGCAAACTCTGCTAAACGGGGAAACTCTCATTGAGACAATCCCGTAGGAAAGAAACACTCAATGTGTGGAAAATCTCTAACGACTAGTCGAGAGACGTAGGGTATAAGCGATTGGTACTCGAAACGCAGAGATTCCTTATCCGAGGAATATGATATAGTCTCATCTGTATGGTGACATGCAGCAGTTCATAAGAGAACGTATATGAAGTAGCGATTCATATAGAAGACAAATGACCGAAATATTTCAAGTTCAACAAGATTCTAAAATAAATAATGATCAAACTTTCGAAAAGTTAGGTAATGATATAAGCTGTAACTTGGGTTCTACTAATGTTGTCAATTTGATGAACTCACCTGATTTTGGAAAGTCGGTTAGGACGATGTTAAGAGCTTTAACTTATGTAACTGATAATTCAAATATAGATGTAGTACCTAGTGTGAAGAACGGTAATGACATGTATCATTCTGTAGGTTTAGGAGCAATGAACTTACATGGATTTTTAGCAAAAAATGAAATTCAATATGGTTCGCCTGAAGCACTAGAATTCACTGATACTTATTTTAAATTACTAAACTACTGGACGTTGGTAGAAAGTAATAATATTTCTTTTGAAACTGGAATTAAATTTTATGAGTTCGAGAAATCAAAATATGCAGATGGTACTTACTTCGATATGTATTTAAATGAATCTGAAACTGGATTTAAATACTCAAAAGTCGAAGAATTATTTAAAAATATATTTATTCCTAAACATAAAGATTGGGAAGAATTGAAGTCAAAAGTAATGCAACATGGGCTTTATAACGGTTTTAGGCTTGCGACTGCACCAACTGGTTCTATTTCATATGTTAATGAAGCTACGGCATCTATCCATCCAATTACTCAGCGTATCGAAGAAAGAACTGAAGGGAAAAGGGGGAAGGTTTATTATCCAGCTCCGTATTTATCAGACAAAACAATTGAATATTACCAATCAGCATATGATATGGATCAACGAAAAATAATTGATACCTATGCAACTGCACAAAAGCATGTTGATCAAGGTTTAAGTATGACTTTGTTTATGCGTTCAGAGTTACCTGAAGGGATGTATGAATGGAAAGTAGGAAGTGAGTACCCTACTAAGAAAACAACTAGAGATTTAAGTATTCTACGTAATTATGCATGGAAACAAGGTATTAAATCAGTTTATTATATTAGGACTTTTACAGATGATGGTGAAGAAATTGGTGCTAACTTCTGTACTAATTGTTCAATATAAAAGGAGGATGATGAATTGACAGTCTATAAAGAAGCTATAAACTGGAATGCAATAGAAGATATGCTTGATAAGATTACATACGAGAAACTAACAGAGCAGTTTTGGTTATCAACTAGGATGCCAGTTTCAAAAGATAAATCAGATTGGACTAAGCTACCGGAAATAGAAAAAAGGTTAGTGGAAAAAGTGTTTGGAGGGTTAACTGTTCTAGATACACTGCAATCAGAGGATGGAATTGATGCATTAAGAAAAGACGCAGCTACTCAACATGAAATTGCAGTATTGAATAACATTCAATTTATGGAATCAGAACATGCTAGAAGCTACTCTTCTATATTCAGCACACTTAATACAAAAAAAGAAATAGATGATATTTTTAGATGGGCTAGGGATAACGACAAACTACAATACAAGGCAAAGGTTATTAATGAAGTTTATAAAAACGGGACTCCCTTACAAAAGAAAATAGCCAGTGTTTTTCTAGAATCTTTCTTATTCTATTCGGGCTTTTATACACCTTTATATTATCTAGGCAAAGCTAAGCTAATAAACGTAGCAGAAGTAATTAAGCTTATAATTCGTGATGAATCAGCCCACGGAGCATACATAGGATATAAATTTAAAGTAGCTTTTAATAAACTCTCTAATACAGAAAAAGACGAGGTACAATCGTGGGCTTACACATTATTATATGACCTTTATGAAAACGAAGTTAAGTACACAGAAGATTTGTATGATCAAGTTGGATGGACTGAAGATGTGAAGGTATTTTTACGATACAACGCTAACAAAGCTTTGATGAATCTAGGATTATCGCCATTATTTCCAGACACTGCAGATGACGTAAATCCTATTGTTATTAATGGATTGTCTACTGGAACAACTAATCATGATTTCTTTTCAACAGTAGGAAACGGTTATTTACTTTCAGTAGTTGAGGATATGAAGGACTCAGATTACGATTATTAAAAATAAATTATACAAAATAGATAAATAAAAACTTAATCAGCCAGTTAGTTATGGGGATGGCTTTCTGACTGATTAATTAAAACTATATATAGTATTTACTTCCGATGATGTAACAACATATTGATTGAGAATTGCATTAAAAGATGGATTTTATTAGAAGTTAAACTAGCTATTAGTTAGTGGTAAAATAGAAAACGTTACGTAAATTTAGGATAGATTAAAGGGGCATTATACATATGACATTAAAAATTAAAATCAAATACTTTAACAAGGACTTACAAAAAGTGAACAAAATAGAGAAAGGTGATTGGATTGATCTAAGAGCAGCTAAAACTGTAGAAATTAAAAAAGATGAGTTTAAACTTATTCCACTAGGTATTGCAATGGAATTACCTGAAGGGTATGAAGCCCATGTAGTTCCTCGTTCAAGTACATTTAAACACTTTGGTATTATTGAAACTAACTCAATGGGAATAATTGATGAATCTTATAAAGGGAATAATGATCAATGGTTCTTTCCAGCGTATGCATTGAGAGACACTGTTATCAACGAAGGTGAGCGTATCTGTCAGTTTAGAATTATGGAGAAAATGCCAACAGTTGAGTTTGAAGAAGTTGAAACATTGGATAATGAAGATCGTGGCGGGCATGGAAGTACTGGAACAAAATGATAGTGAAGGAGGGTTAATTCTCTCCTTTTAATTTAAAATATTAATTATAGTGAGGTAAATATGTCAATCGGAGACAGAACTTTAAAAAATAACTTAGAGAAAATATTACTAAGTGGTAAATCAGATATCGGTCAGAATGTTAGACCTAAATGGGCAGATGGTACTCCGGCTTATACATATAAAACTTTCGGAGTATTAAATGAATATGACTTAGAAAAGGAATTTCCTATCGCTGGTTTACGTCCTACTGCTTGGAAAAGTGGACTGAAAGAAGATTTATGGATATACCAAGATAAATCCAATGATGTTCAATTATTAGAAGAAAAATATGGAGTTAAGTATTGGAGAAGTTGGGCGAATGAAGAAAATAATCTAGGGCTTGCTTATGGAAGACAGATGGCTAAAGAACATAAATATAAGGAAGGTTACTTTGACCAAATTGACAGATTAATTTTCGATTTAAAAAACGATCCATATAGTCGAAGAATGATTACAAACTTATATAATCATGAGGATTTACATGGAATGACTCTTTATCCATGTGCATTCTTAACTATGTGGGATTATGATGGTGAAAGGTTAAATATGACGTTAGTTCAACGCTCATCAGATTACCTAGTTGCTGGCAATATAAACGTTACTCAATATGCTTTGCTTCAGCATATGATTGCGCAATCAACAGGGTTTAAAGTAGGTAAGTTCCATCATTATATTAACAATTTACATATTTATGATAGACACTTAGACCAAGCAAAAGAGATATTAAATAGAGAAGAAACCATTACACCTAAATTGATAATTGACGAGTCGATTAAGAACTTTTATGATTTTAAACCAGAACATTTTGCTTTAGAAGGGTATCATCCACATCCACAAATGAAATTAGAGGTGGCGATTTGAGTATCAATATAATCGTATGTCATGATCTAAACGAAGCAATTGGTTATAAGAATAAACTCCTTTCGCATCAATCAGCAGATTTAAAACGTTTCAAGCATCTAACACAAGGTCACTTTGTATTAATGGGTTCGACTACATATAGAAGTATTGGTAAATTACTACCGAACAGACATAATATCATACTTTCCAGGAATAAAAAGTTTCATGTTCCTGGAGCGTTCATTAGACATTCCATTGAGGATGTAATCAAGGAATATAAACTAAACAATAATGAACAAGAGTTATTTATCATAGGCGGCGAAGAAGTCTATAAGGAAGCTATTAAGTATGCGAATAGACTATACGTAACAATTATTGATCATGAGTTTGATAAGGTTGACGCATATTTTCCTAATATCAATATGAATGAGTGGAAGGTAACTGACATTGAAAAACACCTATCAGATGAAAATAATGATTATGATTATAGTTTTGTAACATATGAAAGAAATTAAATATAAATAAATTACAGAAAGGGTGATTGATTGGTTAAAAATGCAGGAAAATCATTTGAAGAACAACTAAAACAATCAGCAATTGATCAGGGCATATACATATACAGAATTAAAGATGTGCCTCAAATGATGCTAAAAAGAGGAGCAAGAGTGTCTAAGAACGACTTTGACTCCTTCATTTATAAGAAGCCCAATTTGTTCCCGATAGAGCTTAAATCTACTCAATCTAAAAGTATCTCTTTTAATGAAAAAATCATAAAAAGTCATCAAATTAAAGCATTGGAAGATGCATCTAAATATGATGGATTGATTGCTGGATTCATAATGAATTTTAGAGATTTTGATAATGAAACTTATTTCGTACATATTAATGAATTTGTGAAGCTGAAATATTATGCTGAGAATCAAATAAAAGATCATAAATATAAAAGTAAATTAAATAAGTCGAGTATTAGTTTGGATAATTGTCGTGAGATTGGAGTACCTTTATTAAATAGAAAGAAACAAGTTAAGTATACATATTACGTGAATAAATTATTAGATGAATTGATAGAAAGATACGGAGTTAAATAGAGTACTAGGACAAATAAGAATACACATAAAATTTAGCAATAGAAAGGGTGATAAAATGACAAACAGAAAAAAAGAGCTTCTTTCAGTAAAAGATATCATGGAGATTACTGGCTTGGGTAGGGATAAAGTATATGAGCTACTGCACTGTGGAGAATTTACCGTACATCGTTTTGGGAATCGTTTTATGGCTGTCGAAAAGGACTTCTATGAATGGTTATTCACCAATAATAAACGGAAGAACTCATATGTTTTCAAGTTGAAAGGACTCTAA